GTTCAAGTGAGTCCGCCAGCCTTTTTTTAATTTCTTTGGTGATTGTAATTAACTCTAACGTATCTGATTCTGTTTCTTTCTTTTGAGGACAAAACCAATATTCAAGGTCTGGGATCTCTTCCTGCATCTGCTTAAAAATTCTTTTTATTTCTTTAACATTCTCTTGTGTTAGGTTTCTTTGTTCTGCCATTTCAGTTCCTTTCATGCTTTCTCAACATACCTTTCCCTTACAACAATGACATTGACTTTTGCCGAAAAAGTAGGGGGAAGACACTGCCTTCCTTTGGCTACGATATTCCTGAATTGCACTTTTCTAACCATGTTGCCATTTGCATAGCACAAGGCATCTTTCTTTTTAATAAACAGATGAAAACCAGTCTTATAGAGCTTTCCACTGTAGTATGTTAGGAGATAGTAGTCATTCGGGTCTGTCTGCCAAACTTCTTCTAAGACGGGTACTAGCGGGCCACGACCATGGTAGCATAGCTGAGCAAGATGTCCATATTTTGTCAAAAATACTCCCCAGCCATAACTTTTGGTAACTCTAAAGTCTGCTAATTCGTCCAAGCACATCTTTCTCCTCCTCTGTATTCTCTGGTTCTGCGAACCTTTTCTTTGCAACAACCACTTTTGCGGAACGTACTGGGTCAATAAAGAGAATATCTTCTTCACCTGTCGCTACTACGTCCTTAAACCACACTTTTCGGATGACCTCTTCGTTAGACTCTATCAGATAATCTAATGCATCTTCAAACTCCAGAAGGATATGAAAGCCTGTTTTATACTTACTGAATCCACAGGCTGGACGGATACAATAATTGTTTGGGTCTGTTTGCCAAGCTCCTTCCATGACGATCGTTGGATGTCTCTGGAAGTGGTGGCGGTGAAGCTGAACAAGACCGGTCCTTCTTCTTTCAAATATTTGCCAACCGTAATTTTTATTTACTTTGAAATCTATTAATCGTTTTAAGCACATTACTCTTCCCCTTAATATTACATAGATTCTCAGAGACCATGCTCAGTCCCCTATGCCCACCGTGTGGACATAGGGTTCTGTTCTTTAAACGCTTGCTTTTTCTGGGTTTCTTAAATAAACTGGCTCGCTTAATGCTTATGGGTTTCTTATTTTTCATGGCTCATATTTACTATAATCACTAATTTTCATTTGTCAAGGGGTGAAACCAATTTTTTCCACATCTGCTAAATTTTTTCCCACAGTTACATCTGCTTTTAATAATACATCCCTCAACCCCTCAAACTGCTGATTCACATTTTCTAAAATGTACTTTAGAAGCTTGGCCACTTCATCTACTTCTTTGTCTGGTGTTTCAACAACGAGGGAATCATAGACCTGAAGAAGTAGCTTTGCTTCCAATCCCCTCTTTTCTATCTCCATATCTAATTCAATCATTGCCAACTGTAACAAATTCCATGCCAAGGACTGCACTAAGTGGTTTACCCCCTCACGGAGGGAAGCCCCATCCTCTTCGGAGTGACTTTTCCACCGTCTTCTAAAGCCAAAGAAATTATCAAGATAACCTTGTTCTACTAAAAGTTTCTTGGTTTTATCTATATTTCTTCTCAGAGCAGGAAAATTTTTGTAGTATCTATCAATAAAAGCTTGGGCCTCATCTTCAGATATATTTAGAATATAGGCTAACCCCTGGGCCTGCTGTTGGTAAATAACCGCAAATTGGATACTTTTTCCTTTTACTCTGAGTTCAGTTATTTCCGTATCCTCAGCTTTATACCCATCATATATCTCTTGATAGTCTCTGTTAAAAGCTTGGGATGTAATAGCACAATGTATATCCTTACTAAAATCATTACTTATTTCAATCAACTTCGGTTCCCTATAGACTACCCCAGCTATCCTAACTTCTAGGTTTGCTTCATCTGCACACACAAACTTACATCCCTCTCTTGCTATAAGACAGCGTTTTATATCTTTCTCTCTCGGTATATTTAATAAGTTTGGGTCTTTTGAGTTTGGCCTACCCGAATTAGTAGCGTGTAATGAATATGATGTATGAGCGACACCATCCTGCAATTTTGGTACAACACCAGACAGAAAATTGTCTCTTATGTTCTGAAAAGAACGGTACTGCTCCATAATCTCACAGTAAGGATTTTTATATTCTTTAGCATATCTCTCCATCTCAACCTTACCAACACTGGGATTGCCCTTCTTGGTTTTTTTAATAATAGGCAATTTATAGTATTCTAGCAGCAGCCACTTTACCTGTGAATAAGATCTCGGATTAAATGCTAGTTTAAAATGTTGCTCTGTTTCTTTAATTCCAGGTAGACTTAATGCTTTTACCAAAGCTCTCTTAGCCTTCTTTGCATATATCTTATCCACTCCCATTAACTCATCTAAGTCATACTTGACGCCACGTAAAGACATTTTAGTGAGGACTTTGTTAGAAGGCATAAGTATATTATCAAAGAACCACGCTCTACCCTCTTTAACTAGTTGTCTATATTGTTTCCTCTTTATCTTGAAGAGTACACCTATATCATCAGCTGCATATTGCAATAACTCATCCCAATCTTTTACCTTATGGGCTCCTCCCGCTTTATTAATTTTGTCGCTGTACCCAAAGCTCTCTGGTACATATTTACTGGTGAGAAAATCTAAGTCATTATCTTTCATTCCAGTTAATAAATATTCAGCTAGACAAGTATCATGATGCCAATGCTTTGGAAATATGTCCAATTTTACTGACAGAAACTTAGCATCAAAAGTAAAATCCTGACCTATTATTTTATTGGTGTTGAAAAGTAGAGCTAGTTTATCTTTTATTTTGTATAAGAGTCTACCGTCTATGATATATATTCTCTCACCATTTCCTATTTGCAATAATGTAATATCTTCTTTATATGGATTTAATCCTGTAGTCTCTACATCAAAATATGAATCTTTATTAACTAAATCATCAAATATTTCATCAAATTTGTCTTCAGTAGCGATATAAGTATATGGATAGTGTTTTATTTTAGTTGGTTTTTCGTCTAGTAAAGATGGTATCTTTTTGAAGTCATCAACAAGAATACCCCATTTAGTAGGATCATACATACAAGATGCTGGGTGATATACAACATAAACCTTAGCTTGTACTTTATCAGACCATAATAGTTTTCCTCTATGTATATCAACCCCCTCTTTTCCAGTAAGCTGGTATAGAGCAGATGCCCCCATTGCAACTATAAGCTTAGGTTTTATTTGTTGTATTTCACGCCAAGTGAAAACAAAACAACTGTCCATTTCTTTTTTGGTAGGTGTAGAGTTCCCTGCCTTATAGCACCTTAGAGCATTAGCAACAGCTATATTTGCTCTCTCTATCTTTGGGGCTTTTAATAACTCATTAAATTTATAGCCTGCTTTTCCAATAAAATGAGAAGGCTTTTTCTTAGAAGCCTCCGCTTCTTCTTTACCAGCCATCTCTCCTAAGAAATATATCTCTGCATTAGGGTTCCCAGAGAAAGGGACACAGTTTATATTATATTCATTCTTATATGCATTACATCTAGTACATTTTGTCATTTGTTACCTTTGCTGAAACCCCCTTATTTTCTCTTCTTTGTTTTCTTGCTAAAAAGGGAACGTAAATAGAGTTTTGTTATCTCAAAATCCTCTTTCTCAGACTTGTGGAACTCCTTATCTGCTTTTATTAGATGGTTCATTCTTTTCTCCATAAAAGTCCTACAATGAGCACAGACAGAATGTTGATAATAATTCTGTGAGTTACTACTTTCCCCTTCTGGAATTTCTTCACCACATCTTAAACATTTCATATATCAGCTCCTTTCTTTAATTTGTTAGTCCTTTTATTCTTTTTACTGCTATTCTACAATACTTCTTACTAATCTCGCTGCCTATATAATTTCTATTATTTAATATTGCCATTTTAGCTACTGTGCCACTCCCCATGAATGGATCATATATTAAATCCCCCCCATTGCTCCACGAAACAATATGATCACCAGCAAGCTTTTCTGGAAATATTGCTGGATGTTGATATGCTATTTTATCCCTAGTTGTAAAACCCATGCCAGTATTATATTTCCAAATATTATTTCTTACCCCATACTCTTTTACTTTAGTTCTATCTCTAGCTATAAGATTACCCTGTTTATCTCTATTCGATGATTTACCCCATGAAGATTGTCCTGCATATTTATTTTTTTTATCCTTTATTAAGTTTACTGTTTTTAATTTCCCTTTACTAAGAACAAACATGTATTCAAAAATTTGATGATACCTATTTACAGATGGATAAGAAAAACTATTTTTTTCATAAATCATTGTATCATGTAAATTAAATCCAATTTCTTTAAAATATAATGCTTGTTTAAAACTCGTTCCTGTTTCACTTCCTTTTATTGTAGCATCACCAACTACCCAGACAATTACACCCCCCTCTTTAGTTGTCCTATATAACTCTTCTGCAATACTCTCAAAATCAAACGAATATCCTCTATAACTTCTCAAATTATCATATGGTGGAGAAGTTATAACTAAATCAACAAAACTATCAGGCATTCTTGCCATTGTATCTAAACAATTTTCATTATAAATTTTGTTAATTTCAATCACACCTAAAATCTCCTCTCCTACTTACGTAAGCCCATTAAAAATATTGTCGAGACGGTATCCTTTAATACTAACATATCCTTTTTATTACCAGTAAAGATATCAAACCTATCAGGAATACCCTTAAACAACAATGAGTCCATAGAAATTTCATAGTCTTCATCCAAATCTGTTTCTATTTCAATCTCTGCTTTCCCATTAATCAAAGACTCTGCAACTATAAGTGCTTTCTTTTTCCTATTAGTTATAGTTATACCAGCTATTTGTTCCCCAAAGAATATAGGAGATAATCTTTGACAAGATGATTGTATCTGCTGAACGCTACAAAGCTTTCTTAGATTTTTTGTACTATCACTAATAAGTGAATCTATATTTTCGGTTGGATATCTAGACATATTATCCATAGTAAATATAGCATACCCTCCCTCAAACTCTACTACCACTTTATTATTGAATATACCCAAAGAATCTCCTACTTTCAAAAAGGAAAGTACCTTCCTATCTAGTCCTATGATCTCTTTTAGAGTTAAGGAAGAGTTTGTAGTATAAAATAGTCTTATACCATCAGTTGAATATATATTTGCACCTTCAATACATAAAGACGAGTAGAGACCACCAACAAATTTACTAGCTAGTATTAAAATGTCATATATTTCTTTTGTGATAGGGACCATTCTTATATCAGGTTTGGGTATAATATTTATATCATACTGCAGTATAGGTAAAGAAGTTCTCCATCTATCATCAGATAATAATAATGTATTATTCTTCTGTTTCATATTTATACTGTCAGAAGTTTTCAAAAAGTTCTCTAACACAAAGAAGTTTACAGAACCAGTAAACCCAACAGGTTTATCTACCGATATATAAACTTCGTCATTGCAAGCAATAAGCTTGTCGTCAATAGAGTTTATATACTGAGCATATACTGGAAAAGAACTGTTAGAAATCCCAAATTTCAATCTGCTTAAATATTTTTTCATTGTTTACCTCCTTCAATAGAAATTAGATCCTCCGGTGAAAATGTGAAAATTCTGAGAGGAACATGCATATCCCCTACATTTACCCATCCTTCTTCTGAGAAGGATAATATATAAGAAATGCCTAAAGGATGTTTTCTCAGGAAATCCTCCATAGAAAACACGTCTGGATAGGATTTCTTGGTAGCTAATACTAACATACCTACTTTACAATCTTCTAGATTCATAACATAATCACTAATCTTTATTTGTCAAGTTTTTTCTTGCTTTTTAGCTTTTTTTGACACACCGTCCTTAACTTTATTCCCCTTATAATCTAATTCATTTCCATTTTTATCCCTTATAATAAAGTCAAACTCCAATGTAATAAATCGTAATAAAGCTTCACTCATATTATCAGCACTAACCCTTTTCTTTTTCTTAAACCTCTTATCCACCTCCTTTCTAATTAGGTCTTTAAGTTCCTCTATTGAAAGCCCTTCAGAATCAAGACCTAGTTCTTCACAAATTTGTATCAGTTCTGCACGTGCTGCCATAATAGCTCTCCTCTCCTTTCTCTGTTGTTTTAATTTTCTTATCTTCTCTTTCTTTTTTTGCTTATGAAAATCTATAAACTCCTGACATTGGTGTTGGCAATACCAATAACAAATTGCAGTATCTACACACACCATATTACCTAAGTCTTTGCACACTACCTTTGTCTCTTGGCAATGGTCCGGTGCTTTCATATAAGCAGGGGGTAGCTTCTTATCTATTCTATTCTTTTCTATCAACTGTTGCTAAGCTCCTTATACTCTATGAATTTTGATTTTGCTCCTTCCATATATAAATTACAACGTCCACCAGGAGCAAATCTAGATGCATCAACAATAATTTTAGTAACTGGATCAAAAGATCCCCTCTCATCAATTTTGGTTAGTCTCTTTCTCTGCATAAGAATGACCTCATCGCTATCAGCTGGGATAGCACTACTTCCTTTTAAATCATAGTATGTCATATCGTCTCCTCCTAGCTTACGTGGCTGAGATATGAGAATAAACATTATATTAAGCTCCATAGCTAAATCTTTAAACATCTTACTAGCATTTCCTATATCTGCTTCTTCCCCTGTTCTGACCATGATCTGTAAATTATCAAACACCCCCAACTCTACCCCATACCTATTTCTTACTTCTTTCATTGTATTATAAAATACATCTGGTTTAATTTTAGGTTGATAACCAAAGTAGATAGGTAAATCACCTATCTCTGAAGCATATATCTGTGCATTTTCTGCTTTAACCTCTTCAATTCTGAGGTCTCTATCTAATTGTATTATCTTAGTAGCTAAAGATGTCTCAGGCATCTCAAGACAGAAAAATAAGGAAGGTATCTTATATTCTTTAGCAAAATGATAGCAAATTTGCATAGCAAAGCTTGTCTTTCCAGTTTTTGGGGGAGCCCCTAAAACAGTAAGTCTCTTCTTTGTTAGTCCACCACCAAGAAGTCTATTTACAGACTCCCAAGGTAAAGGATAAGTATCTAATGCATCTTTGTCTTTTGACTTTCTATAAAGTTCGTATAATGCTTCCGATAAAGAAGATATACCTTCTACTTTAAACCTCTGTGCTTCCTTCACAGCATTATCAAATTTATCCTTTGTATATTTCTTAAAGAATGAATTTATATCTTCTTTTTCTGGAAGAGAAACATTCCAACATTTATTAATACCTAATCTCGTAGCCCATACATCTCGTGCTGCATTCTGCCCCGCAGAATCAGAGTCAAGAATTAGAAATAACTTCTCTTTTAATATAAGTTTATCATACCAGGTTGGTAGTAAAGTTCCTGCTCCTCCTGTAATACCAACAACATTTTCATACCCTTGTTGAATTAATGTAATAGCATCAATTTCACCCTCTGTAATATAAATTTCATCATAATCTTTTATGATGTCTCCATTAAATAATATGGATTTACTACCTTCTTCTCGTATATACTTCTCAAGTTCTTTATTCTCATCTGGTGGTAATTTTCTAAACTTAAGTAGTTTAGGAATTTTATCTTCAAATGAAGGCAGTACCAGCCAATCTTGACCGTACCTGCGAGTAAATCCTAACTCAAATCTATTTATAGACTCCTCTGATATTCCTCTCTTTAATAGATATTTTATTGCTTTTTTATTCTTTAATAAATCATAATGATACCTCTCTAACTTACTAGAGAAATTAACTTCTTTTTGGTTCTTATTAGGTCTTGCTATACTAGTAGAAATAGGAGATATAGGTATTATATCCCCCCATACCTCTTTTAATCGAGAAATATGCCCCCCAGCTGTTACGGCAGAGGGGTTGTTGGCTTCACAATAAAAACAGTGGTATAGCCCAGACTCTAAATTGATATACAATTTTTCTTTGTTACAAGTTGGACATCGTATTACAATCTCTGAACCTTCCTGTTTAAAATTTATCCCTTTGGATCGAATATAACTAACTATATCATTCATTATTTATTTCCTTTATAAATTCTTGTACCTCTGGTTTTTTCCTCTCACTATCCCAAAGAGATAAATATTTACCTGCATCAATACCTTTAGGTAAATTATTCCTTTGATATTTCAGTGTAGCTAATAATTCCTCAAGCCATACAAAATGTGATGATACTTTTAGTTCTGGATACTTAAAGTAACTATCATCAACATGTTCTTTAATACTATATATATCTTGTTTCACAAGCTCAAATGGAAAACCAAAATAGAGACCATCTCTATTTAGTAAATTATCCTTTGTTAGAGGTTTCCAATTATTAAGTGTTAATGTGTTGTTATACCCATTAGCAAACCTCACAAAGGGTTGGGCTTCTGGGAGAAACTGCCAGAAACCTTTCTTTTCATCTATTCCCCGTTTACTAAGTCCTCTCTCTAAGAACTGTGTAAGGGTCCATTTATAGCTAAAATAATGAGCATTACTTTTTAATACCTGAGAGTAATTATGAATAGCTTTTATTAATTGTCTTACAGAAATAAAAGTCAAGGTCTTTTTTATTTTATTTTCGATACTAGTATTTAATTTTTGATGTACTATTATTTCTTGTTTATTCCAGTAATTAAAAATTTCGACTACAATGTTTCTAGAAGTGTTTTTAATATTGTCTTTAATATTGTCTTTAATATTGTCTTTAATATTGTCTTTAGGACTTGGCTGAGCTATACCAGTTGTAGTTTTCAGAGGATTTGAGTTATCATTTTTTACTTTTGAGTTATCATTTTTTACTTTTGAGTTATCATTTTTTACTTTTGAGTTATCATTTTTTACTTTTGAGTTATCATTTTTGTTGAAATTTGAGTTATCATTTTTTACTTTTGAGTTATCATTTTTTATAGGGGATTTTATCAATTTCTCATACTCTTTCTGTATTTTGAAAAGTAGATTACCTTCACTATTTTTTTGAATAGTAATCATATTTCTATTGGATAATTTTTTTATATCTCTTGAAATATTTGATAATTTTTTTTCAGTTAACTCTTGTATCTCTTTTAAAGATACTACTTTTTCTGTTTTATTCCAGCCATATGTTTTTCTAAGGATTGCCCACCAAATCTGCCCCATAGTTTTCGGTAACCCTTCTCTGCAGAAAGCTTCTAATAATTCATCAGCTATTTTTGTGTAGCCATCTTCAACTTGTGGTGACGCCATTGTCTCCTCTCCTAACCTATTTTCGTTTCAGTTGATAGCCTTTGCTAACCATGCATTGGTTTGTCAGGTCTATAGCCATAAAAGGGTTCATGGAGCAGTGAGCATTTGCCCACATTTTGCATTCCATTAGGTCTCTATTGAATTGTTCTTGAGTAAGCCCCTCTTTATACAGGTGGGTTGCACATCCTGTAAGCATGCCTAACAGCACAATAGTAATAAGTAGTAATTTTTTCATAATTTCCCTCCTTTCCATATTTATGCATAATCTATCTAGATCTAATTCTAGATCTTCTAATCTCTCTAGGTCTTCTTTTACTTTCTCTTTATATCCATCACTATAGCCCTCCGATCTCCCTATTTCTTTTCAAACCAGCGACAATCATTATTTCTATTTAAAAGTTCAGGGGATACTCTCCTGCCCCTTTTTTTCTTCCATGTATCTACGAGGCTTTTTGGATGTGTACATTTTGCTGGTCGTCCAGAGTAAAGATCCTCATCTTTAAACCATTTGCAGTTTATACAAAAAACTTTCATTTCTTCTCCCTATCCTTTTTTATAACCTTATACCTAATCTATCTAGAGCTAATTCTAATTCTTCTAATCTCTCTAGGTCTTCTTTTACTTCATCTTCTTTTTCCTTATATCCATCACTATAAGCTTCGCTGTATCCATCGTCAAGTCCTTTTTTATATCCTTCATCATATCCTTCCTGATATGCCTCCTCCTCTTTATTTTCTATACAGTTTTCACAGACTTCTACAAAATAGGTTTTTTTATCGTCCTCTTCATCTTCTGTATAATATAATTCTCTGTCACAGTCTGCACATTTTATAGTAAATTCTTCTGTCATAGTTTTATCCCCAGTCTGTTTAAAGCTGTTTCTAATTCCTTTAATCTATTAAGTAGTTTTATTACTGTTTTCTGTACTTGTATGTCAGATACTATCCGGTAAGATAATTCATTTGGGAAATTATCTAATAGATAATTTATCATATTATATATATGAAGTGGTTCTCTATCCTTTTTCATATGCCTCTATTATGTTGTAAACATATCTCATATCTTTCTTCTCGAAATTCTTGCTCATTTTCCGCATTAACTCATTTCGATTTTTTGTTAAAGTCAATCCAAGTTTATTATAAATTTGTATTATAAAATGTCGTTTCTTTATTTCTTCTTTTACTTCTCTCAATATAGTTTTGATTCTGTTTTCATTAGCTAAGATTTCGTTCATCTCAAATTCTTCATTTAATAGTTCACATACATATTCATATGTTAAATTGTCCAACTCTACATTCTCTAATGTATTGTAACAGGTTATTCTTATATCGTTTTTATTTATCCCAGGTTTAGTGTGTACTTTAAATATAGTTTCCGGTTTAAGTTTCCATTGTTTCCACTGCCCCTCTTCCTTAATATAGATTACTCTACCCTCGGATCCCTTAACTTCTTCTAAGTTAGAGTAGTCATTTGTTGCCTCTATCTCACCTCTCATTTTTTTATAAAAGTCTGGAAAGAAATAGTTTGGTTGTATTTCACAGTCTTTTTCTACTACTGGTAGTAAATCTTTAAACTCATCTGGTAATATAATCATTCCTGTGGATTTGTCAAGTCCAAAAAGTAACTTTGTGTCCAATCTTACTGGGTAGAGTATCAGATGCTTGTTTATGACTCCATATAGTTCATATGAAAAATTTATATCATATTCTTTACTTGCTTTAATAATGTTGGGATATTTTTTTAATATTTCGCACCACATAGAATAGAAGTTACCATATTTTCCTTCTGCTAATATTGGACTCAGTCTAGTTTTGTAGGTGAAATATGTTTTTCCTCTATAGATATATTTATAGCTTATTATATTTGTGCCATCATATTTCTCATATACTGGTGCAGGTTTGTCTAGAAATTTGAAATAGAAATTTCCTAATTTGGAAAAAGGATAGTACATCTTTGGTGTTGAGTAGATAATTTGTTCTTTACATTTCATTCCATTTATATGAGTTAATAATAGTTGCCCATAACCATCTCCTTGGCTTATTGTTATATAGCCTGTGAGATAGTTGTTTGGGTTGAATGGGTCTTTTATGTTCTCAAATTTTCTTGTAACTTCAGTCATAAGTTCTTAAATCCTCTGGTAGAAAGAAATCCTCTTCTATTTCTATTAATATTGGAGGTTTCTTAGGTAGTCTTAACTTATTATTGAATAGTGGGTATTCTCCATGATAATTTGGTTCATGTATCCTGTCTATAAAACCAAATCCTTTTGCTGCCGCTAGAGATTTTTTTAGTTCACAACCAATAGACTTTGATATAATCTTTACTTTTTCTTTCCTACGTATAATTTTTACTATTAAATCCCCCTCACCTTTTATGTTTTTAATGTTAAACAAACACCGTTCACTTCCTAAGAGGAAGGATGCTATTTTTTTGTTTAATCTAGCGCTACTAATATATTTTCCTTCTTCAATAAGAAGAGGTTCATGTGATGCAGACAGAAGAGTTTTAAGCCACTTCTCTTTACTGTGAGTTGGTATTGTTATTTTCATTTATATATTGCCTTAATTTTTCCTTAAAGTATTTATTGTTATCATGGTGGATTGATTTTGAAGAGGTTGTAATTATGTCTATGTGATCTGTTAAAAGAAATTTCTTGAAATAGTCTATTTTTTTCAGTGTGTTTTTACTGAGTTTCTTATATTGATCATTAAAGTAACTGCTACAGTTGTTCTTCCTAACCATAGGTATTATTATTCTGTTGAACCATCTTCTGTTTAAGGTATATTTTATCCACTCAACTCCTTGCCATAAGGCTCTTGAATCTGTATGGTGTGCTCCACAATCAATTATGTTGCATGTAGCTCCAGTTGCTAAGTATAGTAATAGGTTATAGTCTAAGTCTTGTAGTATAAAATCCCAACGTTTTTGTTCACATGCTGTACTTTGTATACGTATGAAAGCTACATCTGTACTATTAATAGGTTTATCTAATTTTTCTAATCCCGATGTCAAATTTATGAATGTTTTAATCGTCATCTATTCCTTTTTTGTTCTTATTTCTATGGAGTATACGATATACTTGTTTTGTAAACAATTTTTGGTTTTTCCAAAATGTTTCATCCTTTACGCTCTTCAAACGTAGGGCATTTAGGCTCTCTGTAGTTTTACATTGATCTATCTTTGTTGGAAGATCCATAAGACTCCTCGACTCTTATTGTAATTTGCTATAAAGTATATTTTTAGGTATGAGGGGTATAGCTTTTTGTGTCTACCTCCATGCATTGGTTAACTGCTTTGAGCAATACCTCTATATCTTGCTCAATATCTCTCAACACAATCACGACTGCTACCCATCCACAAACAATCCTTAAAGACTTACTATCGAACTCAAACTTCCATCCACTATATTTCCCAATGCAAAAATAAAACGTAAATCCATCCATTTTCTATCCTTTCAGTTGGCTAACTATCTATTAGGGTTGTTTATTGGAACTTCTTTACAATCTTTTAGTTTCGTTTTAAGAAATTTCTAGCTCCTTTTTCTATAATTAAATCAGCTATTTCTTTTTTTTCATTCTTGCTATTTATGATACGCTCATCTATAGTGTTTGCTATATACATGTTTGTATATCTACATACGCTTTTCTGTCCTATTCTGTGTATTCTACCAGAAGCTTGATCGTAAGCATCTGGGCTCCATGTTAACTCATAGAATATCATATGTTGTTGTTTTGCTTTACTGCCAATTTTAAATAACTCTATTCCAAAACCTCCGGATTCTATTTGTCCTACAAATACGTTAATGTTTTTGCTTTTTTGAAAACCATTCCACTTCTCATATTTCTTTTTTCCAGTATCTGCTCCATACATAGTGATATATTTTATTCCTATGTTTTCTAAAGCTGATTTAATTAGCTGTATAGTGTACCTGAATCTGCACCATACTATTACACTTTCTTCAGCATCTAGAATTATCTCTATTTGTTCAATCAAAGCGTCTAGCTTTGGTGTTGCTTTTAGTGTTATCTCTTTTCCATCACTATCTTTTATAAACCCCGCAGTTAATTGTTGTAGTTTTAATAGTTTGGTCAGTATGTTGTTTATTTTTAATCTACTTGTTCCTTTAGTTGTTTCTATTTCAATTGCTTCTATTTCTTTTATAACTTTTCTTTCTACTGCTCTATATGTTTCCTCTAAGTTTCCTATTGGGACTTTTATGTCTTGGTATATTCTTTCTGGTAAATCTAAGGCATCTTCTTTTTTTATTCTTATACAACTGCTATATATTATAGACTGGAATTGTGGGATTTTATCTTTTCTTAGTATCCACTTATTCCAGGCTCCGAGTTTTATCTTTTTGAAGAATGTACTTCTAAATCTAAAATAGTTTGTTGAAAAAGACCTACCACCATCTAGTACTCTGAATTGAGACCATACATCTAAGGGTCTGTTAGCAATAGGGGTAGCTGTTAATATAAGTTTATATCTTGCCCTATCGGCTAGTATAATAGCTGCTTTTGTTCTGTTAGCTTCACCATTTTTTATATATCTAGCAGATTCATCAAAAATTATTGCGTCAAACTCTAAGTCTATTAGTTCCCTTATAAAAAGATGTAATGCTTCATAATTAATAATGTAGAATGTATATTCTCTATGTTTTAGTTTTTCAAGTCTTTCTTTTCTGTTAGCGTATAAGACTATAGAAGAGAGTTCTGAAAACTTTGCTATTTCCTTTTCCCAGTTGTACAGAATAGAGGTTGGTCCGACAATCAATACTCTTTTTACGTTGTTGTGTTGTATCCTGTAGCGGATTATATCTATACTTATTCTACTTTTTCCTAAACCTAGGTCAAGGAGTAGTCCTCTATTATCTTCTTCTATTCCAAATAGAAAAGATTTTATTTGGTGTTCGTATGGTTTTTCTCCTATAAAAGTAAATCCTTTTGGTAGTTTTATTTTTCGTTACCCCCTTTCAACTAATGAAGATAATCATTAATTTTTGTTTGTCAAGGGGGTAATTTTAATTAGTTGTTCCAAACTATTCAAATGGAACACTACTGTTTTTGCAGTGTTCCATAGCCCTTATTTCCTTGTTCCAATCGGTTGTTGTATGTTTTTATAGATTAAAGATATTATTTTCCTTTGATTTTCTTTAAAGTGTTTGTTGTGCGTATACTCATCATGGTGGGATAGTTCATGTATCAGTGTTCCTATATTTTCACCTTTTTTATTCAATACTATTCTACGTGCATCATGATTAAAGAAGCCCCATGTTCTTTTTGTTTCTCTATTTGAGAACACTACCTCTACTTTATCCCATTTTAAATTGGAACAGATAAAATCTGCTAGTTCCTGTGCCCATCTTTTGGATATGAGCGGCATATTATATCCTTCTGTTTCTTTTATATCACCTACTAGCCTAAATAAGGATGTGCTTTTATGCATTAGTGCTCCTCTTATTAGTGTGGATCTGCTATAGAAAGTACTATTTTACCTTTTACTATCTTACACCCCACTATTCTCATACGTATAACTTTTTTCCAACCATAATATTTTGTGCTAGTTAGGGGGTCCCCCCACATTACCCCATTTATTTTTTTCTTTCCAAACTTTGGAGACCCTCTTCTCACCCATATTTTGTTGGCAATCTCATTATATTTGTCCTTTTGTAGAGGGTATAGTCTCCCTTTCAATTCAGCTAGAGTTTTATTCATTCTTTTTCTATTTATCCTTTTTTTAAGAATTGTTTTTCTAAAACTAGCTAGGGAGTCCCACTCTTTTTGTAAAAAACCTTTCTTTATAGTCGGGTCTACTCTCTTATATATATAGGAGGCCCTACGTAGGAGGTCAGATATGTTAGGTCGTAATACCCTATCACTTCTCTTTTTTAGAAGGTACAGTTCTCTATGGAGGTCTTTATCTCCCAGTAGCCTTAGTGAAGCCAATACAACGTCTAGTAACTTATACAACTTTGTATCCCGCTCTGAGGCTACTTGTGGTCTTATTTCTTCTAGATAAGTCTCTCTTAATAAGAGAGAATCATAACGGTTGTCTGTTTCTGTTTCTTCAGAATACTCACAATACATCTCTAAACCTCCATATCTATAACTTTACCAAATGGTGGAGAGTGGTATCTCTCACTACCATAGTTTACCCATACAGTATCATATCTAGGCTTAAAACTTGGAAAATCAGAACAGTAGAGATCTGTGAAGTATATTAGTCCTACAACACCCTTAGCATTTTTTTGTACCCAATTAAACACAGGGGAGAATCGTGTTCCTCCTCCACCGTTTACAGAGGAGAAGTCGAGGGTTTGATACTTTGAAAATCTTTTGACACTTTTTATATCACTATCACAAGATATAAGGATACATTCAAATTTATACTTTTCCCTCAACCCATTTATCTCGGAGCAGAATCTATTATAAAGCTCGTCATTTATACTTCCAGATGTATCTATTGCTACTACTATAGTGCCTAGATCCTCACTATATAGTGCTGGAAAATAGTAATTTTTTATTCTAAGGTTTTTTTTCATCCAAGTGTAGTTATCTCTAGCTTTTGTGTCTACCCAGTTGGCTAGTAGCCTCTCCCATGATATCTTTGGCTTTAAATATTCAGTCATTTTTCTTTCTATATGTGATGGGAGCTTACCTGCTGCTTTTGCATATTGTGTTGCTCTGACTATATTTTCTTTTATTCTTATTTCCTCTTCTATAGGGTTGACCCCTTCAAGGGGGGCTGTTACCTCTCCTATAGAGAGCCCACCCCCACCTTCATCTTTTAGCTCATTGTATATTATCTCAGCTGCTTTGTCCTTATACTTTATGTCATATAACATCCCATCTACCCTGGCAAAATCTTCTAAGAGGATTCCATTTATACTATAATCACATGCCCTATTCCATTTTCCATGTTCTCGTTTTTCTTCTCTTAAGTGATGACAGTATGCAATATGCAGGATCTCATGTGCTATTACTGTTTTTATCTGTTCTATTGAGAGTGATTTTATAAAATCCTCATGGAACCATAGATTTCTACCATCTGTACAGGCAGTTGGTGGAAATATTGTATTATCTTTTACTAGTTTTAGTTCTAATGCTAGTGTTGCATAGAACGGACTATCTAATAAAAGATGTATTCTAGCTTTTTTAACTCTTTCTAGTTGGCTCATTTTTCCTCCCTAATTTTTTGGCAAATTTTATATATTCTTTACGTGAGAGCGGACATATCCTTTCATCATTTTGAAAGTAACCTGCGAGTAGTGTCTTCCAGAATATCCAGCGGAGGTTTACTGCTGTAACATTGTTGTTTCTGTTTTTATTGGAGTTATAACACCAGAGTTTATATCTTCTACTCTCCATACGCATAAGTATCCAAGAGTTGGCCCATCCATGTTCCTTCCTCTCTTTTTTCATCCTATTTTCTCCTGCTTGGATTAGGTATGGCAAAGCTTTATAATATTCTTCTTTTATTCTCTTACGGGTAAAAGACTTATCTATGGCTTTATAGTAGGGATATAAAGCTCTTGTTACCCTAGTAACACTTAAATCCCACACTTCCCTTCTTTTAAGGAAGTTAGCTACTTGCCATGCTTCATCATCACTTCCTTTTCCGGATAGCTTGAGTGTCGGTAGAATAATATGTAGGTGTTTATATAGACCTGTATCTTTTTCGCTTGGTTTTCTTTTCTTCATTAGATTATTCCTTTTATGTTATCGATAATTGCCTCTGCTTTATTGGCTACTTCTTTTCTCATGTCCCCATCTTCTCTGAGGGTCTCCATAGATAATTCTGCAAATTCTTTCTCCATTTTTCTTCTTACATCCTCTAATTTAGGATCGTTGTCTATATTTAAGTAAGGTAGGAGCTCTACTAATTCTCTTATATCACCTAATATAGAATCAAATAATCTTGGTTTTATTTCTTCTCCTTTGCTATTTATTGTGATTTCAGCGCTCATTCTTTCCTTTAATCTCTCTAATGCTTGGAAGACTCTATCCCATGTGTGTTTCATAGCACTTTTCAAAGATTTCTCAGAGTTCTCCTCTACACTCTTTTTTATCTCTTCTATTTGTTCTTTAGAAGCCTCTATTCTTATATCATCCTTAGTCGGTATTGGATTGAAGAACACGTCTATACCAAATTTAGACCTTACTTCATCTGTTGATGGGTACTCTGAAGGATTAAATAGGGAGCCTAATCTATTCTTTGCTGCTTCTTTAGACATCTCATAGTTACTACAGAAGTTGTCTAAAGCTATTTCTATTTCTTGGTTTATATCTCTAAGTCCTTTTTCAACTCTTTCATATAGCTCTACAGGTAGAAGTCTCCAACCACCATCTAACCAAGGTGATGTATATGTATTTACAAAAGGTGTAACTCTATTTATGGTTTTCCTTAGATGTTCTAGCTTCTCTTTTGGTATAATGTTTTTTATATACTTACCCATTGTTATATCTGAATTATGATGTTCAGCTGTTTCTCTCGTTGCTTGTTTGTCTGTGACACTAAATGTCACAGTATGCTTCGATACTTTGATTAAAAGTGCTCTGTTTTCTAAGCTCATTTTATACCTCCTTGTTTTTAGGTTTACCTCTTACTGGAATTAGATCCCAGGGTTTAAATGCATAACGGTCTACTACGACAATTTCCTCCTCAAAATCTACTCTGTCTACAACTCCAGTATGTAGTGGGTGTCTACAACAGAACTCTTTAAAAGAAAGACTATATATAGATTTTTGTTTGGTAACTACAAGCTGCCCTTTTCTAAAGTCATTTATTTTCATTTGTCTCCTCCAATGAAATTAAATCTTCTGGTAGAAATGTAAAAAGGTGATCTCCTCTATAAGGGCGTATATCTATAAGATTATGTACTATTTTTACTATAGGGGCAACACGTAGAGGACACTCTTCCAAAAAAGCTTTCATAGAGATGGGCATATAGGATTTTTTAGTAGCTAATACTAACATACCCACTTTACAGTCTTCTAGCTTCATTCATCCGTCTCCACTATTTTAGAGTAAAGGCCGTTTGCCATAATTAATTTTACTAATCTAGACCAATCCTTATCCTTAGATAACTCACCTAATTCACACTTGTATTCTTTGTTTCTTATCCTGTCAATTAATTCTGATATACTTATATAGTCTCTTGACATCTTATTCAGGTAGTCTAAGACTTCCTCTTCTCTCTTGATACCCATATACTTTTCTCCATCCTTATTCTTCAGAGATTCCCATACTAGATCTCTAGTAGGAATAAATGGTGATCTTTCAATTTTCTCCACAGGTCTTACTGTCCCAAACGGTGCTCCTATATCCCAATGATATTCTTCAAAAAGGAAATTATCTCCAAATTTATGTCTGGATATCACAAAAGATTTATGTTTACCAAACCAAATACCTATTTTCGCATTTCTGGCGTGGATATAGTATGTATATCCTTCTTCCATTTCATTTATTTTTAGGTAGTCCATTATCTTCCTCCTTTACAATCTTTTATTTTAAGTACTCCTCATTCTTATTTATCCAGTCAATATATAATCCATTGGACAACAGCTCTGGGTGTATTTGAATTGCAGACCTGAAAAAATAGAATTGATATTCAGTTGTAATCCTGTTAATATATTTTATTATGTTGTCCGCTGTTTTCTTATTAAGTTTTTGGATGAGAGAGGTGACTACTGCATATAATAAGGAGTTCTCTTTTGGTATAATTCCATGTATTGGATCTGCAATTATAGCATCAATGGATGGAATTTTAGTTATTAGCTTTAGAAATGTCATAAATTCCATCCCCGGTCCTTGTCCTATAGTCCCCTTAACTAGCTCCCCAAATATAAAGCTATGGTGATCTTCTGTTGATTTTAATAACTTGGACACATACTCCCACGTTCTTGGGGTTGCTTGGTGATGATATATAAAATCTGGTCTGAAATTTAAGAAGGCTATTGTATAGGAGTGTAACTTAGATAATGCCCAACTAGTCCAGTCTTCTATGTCAACTTGAGCTGTCTTAGGTGTTTGCTCAGTAAAGTCAGGTGTTTCACAACATACACCTATATGAATAAACCTTGTTATTAGTGGTGCAGGCATGTCCGATGAGAATCCCCCATCTTGTGGTCTATTTCCTGAGCCTATTCTATACCAAGAGTCTCCTATTTTGTGTCCTGCTACCTCCCCCTTTAATATTAAATGGTATAGAGCTTTCATTAGCATTTGTGTAGCATCTGGTAACTCATCGACATGAAATATACCTTTTCCTGTCTCTGGAAGTATTGATGGTCTTCTCCACACCATATACTTCCCCTCTTCTGCAGGATATCCAACAATGTCTATTGGGTCTCTTGTGGGCGCTTCTATACACCTGTATTGTATTCCTAGTTCTTCTGCTAACTGTTCTATCCCTTCAGACTTCCCTACTCCACCAGGCCCCCATATCATTAGAGGTGCTCCTGCTTTCATACATATCTTTATACTGTCCTTCATTTGTTTTATATTCACACGTTCCTCCTTTCCTTTATGTTAAACGTTTTTTGAGATACCTCCTCAATGAATTAACAATGGGTGTGATAGCTCTTACTTCATATATCCTCTCTGTATATTTTGCTTCTTTTAACGCCTTTATAATTACATCAGTGTTTACTAGTTGGTTCTCTACCATATATAGTAGATCTTTATTATTATCTACTGTGGAAATAGTAGGCATTTCTTTAAAGTTCCACCTCATACGTCTACAGTAGCGATTTATCAAATTGGTTATCACAGTTTTTTTATCTTCCTTTAGTGGATTTACTATCTTCCCATTTTTTATTTGTACTCCATCATAAAATATAGATCTCTCTTTTATTTCATTAGTATTGTGTTTAGGTATTATATAATACATACCTTTTTCTGTATATATACGTACTTTATCTTGATACCCATTTATTCTGTGTCTGGTGGTAGGAGAATCCCACCAACCATTTGTGTTTAATGTTACGGTCTCCTTGTCTGGGGAAAATGATACTATATCTGTATAGCAGTACCTTATTATTTCTCTGCCATCTGATGTTGTATATTTAACTGTATTGTAACAGAGTTTTCTACTGTGTACTACGTCATATACTCCCCATAGCATCTCTTTTTTGGTTAATCTGCCCATAGCCAACTCCTATATTTTTTTGTTGGTAAAGGAAAGAGTCTACCTTTCTTTGGTTTAAGTCTACTACTAGAGTATAGCTCATACCTTATGAGGAATTCTCTTGTTTCTTGTGGAAGTCTGCTCCTACGTTTTCTACAAACTACGTTGTTTATTATAGCCTCTGTTATATAAAGTTCTTCTCTCATCTCTGATTTTGAGAAAGAAGGGTCTACTGCTTTATATAAGTAATGTATTCGTTTTATCAAAGATGAGATAGAGTAATTTTCTCTTCTCTCTTTTAGAAGAGAGAGCATTTCGTATGCGGTTTCATCGTTGCCCATTCTTGCCATAGCTAGCACAGTATTTAACAACTTGTATAGCTTCAGTTTATTTAGATATTTCTCATCTACCATTATTTCTTTCTCCCCTGGTTTTGCTATAATCTGTGTTGTATCTGTATTATCTTTTCTCATCTATCTTTGTGTCTCCTTATCCTTAAGGATACTTGCTCTTCTAAGAGTCTATATTACTTATTCGTCTTCTCTCTAGTACCAAATATGAGCCGGTGTGTCTTTATATTCCCTGCTCAATGTGCTTGTTAGCCTTAAATAACTTATCTTGAGCTCGGCTCAACCGTTTTGTAATCTCAGTCAATTCAGCATCGGTTATACCATAACCCTCGCCTACCAATATATCTCTTAATATTGTAAGTGCCATAGATACTTTTACTCTATTTGTTGCTCTTATATATTCTGTTTCAGTCATTAACAACCTCCTAAAGGTTAACACCTATCCTTAATACAAGACTCATTTATAAAATGACTTTATGTTTGTTCGTTATTATACCATCCACTGCTACAATAGCCCACTATCTTCTAATAGAAATTCTACATCTTCCATCCACTGCTTTTTATTTTGTTTTCCTATATCATGTTCAGTATCATTAGAGCATTTGAACTCTATAACAGGACTATCTCCTATTATATTATTATCGTCACGTACGAACTCACCCTCCTCATCAATCCTAAAAACTTTTTTAGGTGTGATGTAGTGTATACTAATTTCTGCACCACACTCATCACAATATCTTTTTTCCATCTTGTACTCTCCTATTAAAATTGTTTCTCCTTAGTTACCAAATATCTATCTCCACCGATAATATAATTTCTTATACTACTACGTATCTTATCGACCTCTTTTTCAAAAGCTATTATAGCTAATTTAAGAGCATGTTCTTCACTTGTAGCATATCTGTAGAAGGTGTGGGTCTCTCCATACCAGTTTAAGTCTACACGATAGAGATTTTTCATTATATCCTCTCATTAAGACTTCAATTAAGTATTTTGTGTCTATTATTCTTATAATAAACTAATAGTTCTTTAATCTCAAATATTATTACAGGTACATATAAACCATTTTTAATATAATCAATATGTTTCAACAGCTTCATTAAAGGTAATATATGATACCTGAATATGAATTTTATCATTATCTCTTACCTTTGGTCTACCTGTTCTTAACCCTGCTGGCTTTAGCCATTTTGTTCCTTATCCTGTTTCTTCTTTTGATATTGTTGCTGTGACGTCTCCTCTGCCTGTCTTTTGATACATAGCCTGATATATGTATCATCTCATTAAACCATCTCCAAAACATAATAACGCCTCCTTTATTTTATAATTTTCCTCTTTTTTATAACTATGTACTCCTCTTCTTCAACTGTTGCATTTTTAGCTAAATTTTCAGCTGTCTTTACAATATTAAGAGCAAGTTGTCTGAAAGATCTTAATACTTCACCAGGTACTTCATTATCTTCAATATTCTTCCCAGGTTGTGTATATACCGAAGTTATTATTTCTCTGTCAACCAGGTTCAATTCTTTGGCCTCCTCATAAGTTTTCCAGCCAATTCCATCCCTGATATATGCCATGCTATTATTATTAAAATCTTTTTTTGTATAGTAGGCAGTTCTTTTTCCACCACGATATAAAACAAGGTAACCTCCACTTCTACCATTAAATCCAGCTTGCCAATTATAATCATGCTCAATATCAAAATTATGTATAAGCATATTGATGGAGTCCCAAAACTCATCGGTATCCATTAATTCAAATACCTTGCTTTGAAGGCTGTTATCAACTACATTATATACCTTCAAGTTGTATGCTGGAGCTTGTGATAGATTCCAGCTGTTCATTGTGTCATACCTAATTCTTTTAAGCGGTTTCATAGTATATACCTCCTTTGTGTTAGTGGTTATTGATTTCCCTATGTTTTAGTTATAGAGTTTGCCTTTATACCCGTCATCAAAGTTACCTTTTAGACAGGCATTTTTTGCCTTGCTATACCGAAAGTATATAGCAAGGGCTTTATTATCTTTGTCATACACAATCCAGTGCTTTACGAGGATATGACCCCCGCAGGTTTCAATTCTATATCCGTTTATTTCTCTTGTCATCGGTTATCCTCAAATCGGAAAATATAATCTACGAATATTGCTGGTTCGCCCCAAGGATATAATATCCAGTAAATATCCCAGGTGGTCTCATTAAGTTCATTTTCACCAGTATGAAATAGATCTGTAAAATATAGTTGATACATTTTTTTATCCTTCCTATTTGGCTATTATTACCTCTGCACCAGTTCATCAAATAGACGTTGGTTGAATATCTTACAGCAAATCCTATTCTCCTGCCAGTATTTTACCATTGTCTTTCGACGTGGGTCATTAGTTAGGCCAGTGTATCTGACGGGTTGTCCCTCCTTATAAATTACAAGGTAAAAAAATGTTTTATGTTTATAATCAGTTTGATAACCTCTCGATTCTTTAGTAGCGTATATCCTGGCAGTATTTGTACTTGTCGGATTATTTAGGATAGCTACTATCTCACCTTGTAAAATTGTGTTTAGCTTTTTCTCATGGTATGTGCTCATTTCAACCTTCCCATTAAGCGGTAATCATTTAAAGATAAATCATATTTATAAAGTAATTTAGCTAAATATTTATCGAAATATTCACCTTTTCTGAAACGATGGTTATTATACTCGTTACGGAACAATTCAATCCGTTTTTCCTTTGGTAGAAGCCAGAGATTGTCATCAAACGTAAGAGTATAGTATTCATCAAACCATCTTCTTCTAACTGTTTTTTTCATCTCCTCTATCCTCTCCTTCCTCCCTTTCATAACAGGCGATTAAGTATAAATAACTTTCTACCTCCCATTGTCTATGGGTAGGAACTCTTCCTACCTCCGATTTTAGTCTTTTCTTCATATCTTCCCTTACCTTCTTATTTCTTAAATTTAGCATTCCTCTCTTTTTCCTTCATAAGTAGTTTTTATATCCTCTTCATATGTTTCGTCCTCAAAGAGGATTTCCTTGATCCTATCTTCTTCTTCTTTTTTCATGAGTCTCTCTGCGAGCCCATTAAAAGGATAGGTTTTAATAAATACCTCTCTCATTTTTTTCTTCCTGTTTTAATAGTAAACATCCCAGTGTAACCCTTTAAAGCTTTCAAAGGTATCAGGCCTGACAGTGCTCCGTCTATCAATAGTTTTATATTGCCCCGGGCCAAGCCTGACTACTTTTTCAGCTATAAGTTTTAGTTTTTGCCCTGTATATTTTGCAGTTGTCATTTTGCCTCTCTATTTTTTCTATAATCTTTATAACTTTTTCAATCTCTTTTAATTTTCCTACGTTTGCATAGGGGTCAGCTTTCAGTTCATAATCTTGCTCAATATCTCTGATAATCTGCTCTTCCCTTTTTGTTAGATATCTTTTTAGTTCATACATAGTTTTACTCCCTCTCTATATAGGAATATCCTTTTTTTGATAGAGCCTTTTTACATTCCTCGATTGTAACAGGATAATCGAAGCCTCCTTTTTTAGATTTATGAAATGTCATTAGAAGATAAAACTCATTTTTATTCTCACTGTTTATATTTGAGAATAGTAACCGCTGTGTACTATTCCCTGGTACTGGAAGGTTTAATTTCATGCTGTCCCTCATTTTACTATATATCTTTGTCTAGCAACAATAACTTTGGTGTTTATAACCCTATCCCTGTCTCTATCTATTGAGCCCTTTGCATATCCATCAAAATATTTCTGTCTACCAAAGATGCCTGAGTTTGGCAGTTCACTATTATAGCCATCTCTGTATCCTCTGAGGTATTCACTATTCATTAATCTCATTTTCTCCTCCTCTTTTTGGATGTCTGTAAGCTTATTTATCAGAGGTTTGTCTCTCACACGCTTCCCAGCCTGCATAAAAGTCTGTCCTCGCACTGAGTATCCTTCTCCACTCCCTTATATATAAAGCATGGCTTTTAAAAATTATTAAGCCAACTTGACCTTTGTCTATCCGCCACCATGGATTGGAATTGTCTATCTGTCTTTTGTTTACTAATTCTGTGTATTCTTTATGGTTAATAAGCTTTGCCCCAGCACCCCCAAACAATAGAAATGTATCTCTAAGATATTTTACTACTGCCTGTAGCTTTGGTTTGTCCTGCTCTCCACACCATATTAGTTCGTATCTGAAATCAGTCTTGTTAGAATTTGCCATGATTTCACCTCCTTCTTATATTTATTATTATCTAAGAGTGATTCTTATGTAGTAATCGTTCTTATATAAGAGTCATTATTACCTAAGAATCATTCTTATATAAGAGTCATTATTACATAGTAATTATTACTATTGACAGTATTTTGTCTTGGTAACTGTGTATCAGGAACATAGTTATAGGATATGAGCAGGTCTTAGAAAGACCAGACCCTCCCGCCATCGGCGTCTAATCTATAGTTATCCAAGATGCTTGTCTTCTTTTCTACTGTACGTAGAAGTTTAGGCTCCTGCCTTATCTTAAAATTATGGTATACCCTCCCATAACTTCTATTATAGACTTTTTTCCTTGCAGCCGAGTTTTTTCTCATCTTCTTCTGCCTCCTAAAGGTACACTATACCCTTTACTGTTTTTGCCTGTCTTCCTTACCTCTTTACCACCACAATCCGGGGTGTCCCTATACTCACAGGTTTTACAGTAAGATAGGCCCCAGATCTGTACAAGCCAACACTCCTCTGTCATTTGACTTTGTGTTACAGTTTTAGCTTTCATATATCCTCCTTTATAATTGCATTATATATGATATAAGAGCCGTAGCAGCGAGCCAGCCCAGTACAGAGTGAATATTTTCATCATAGATTGCAAAAAGCATATTAACGAGGCTAAGAATTAACATAGCTGTTTCCATTTTCTACCCTCCTATTATGTAATTCTTATATTTTTTGTGCAGTTTTGATAAGAATTTCCAGGTCCCACAACGAGCGTTTTTGAAAATTCTTGTTAAAATTACGTTTTGAATATAAGAATTAGTCATTATTATTATTTTACCCTTATATTATTAAATATGCTCCTCATCCTCTCTTTATTCTTCCTGGCCTGCCTCCTTTCGTACTTAGCTTGTCTTTTTCTTCTTTTCTCTTCTAACACACTATTAGAATAGCTTTGTCTCAATATGTTTTTCATTATGCACCCCTCCTTGTCTTATAAGAGTTATCATTTTTTACTGTAATGGTTTACCATATATTAATATCAGTTTTATCTAACACCTTATGCAGAATGCTTCCTGTGCCGAATATTCTGCATATGAAATAATGTATTAATTCATGTATTATAACAGCAAGTTTATGAAGCGGTGGAAGGTTTTTCTCAATTTGGATCCGCCTATAAAAGGCCTTCTCTGTATGAATATACAATCCTTCCACCTTGGCCTTTTTATAGGATAAATTTTTATGGAATTCTATTTTTATCATTATAGAAATGATATTAAGATACAGACAAGTAAAAAGCTCCCTATCATTACTCCTTTGATTATGTTTTTTATACTCATTATGACACCTCTCTATTATAGGTTTATATAAGCATCGGTGCATACCGATACTTGTATAATGCTATACGTTTTTCGTAGTGTAAAGACAAGTATACCTCCCGGGGAGTTCCCCGGGAGGTATATGTTAAATGGTTATCAGGTTTACAGGTGCTCCGCTTTTTCTTCTTCCTTCCAGTCTTTTAATATCATATTGCATGCATCTACACAGTCTTCACAGATAAAGACACCGGGCCCGCATATGATCTTTAGACCCTCCCCTGATGTCTTCCCACAAAACGAGCATGTTAATGTCTTTTTATCTTCCATTGTTTTGCCTCCATTTTAATAGGTATAACAGGCTCCGGAATATTACGAGGCTGTTGCCTCCGCTTTGGATGTTTTAATAGGTATAATTCATGTCCAATATCCCATAGCCTCTGCGCCATCTTGTCTTCTTTATCACTCCACCCAAGATGTCTTAAGTCTTCATCGGTCATCTGGATCATGTCTTCTTCATCACCAAATTTCTCACCAAATTTCTCACCAAATTTCTCACCAAATTTCTCACCAAATTTCTCACCAAAGTACTTGCTAATACTCCGGGCCTCACGTTTAAGCTGTCTTACTCTATCTTCCATTGTACTGCCTTCAGTTATAGGTTATATCCTTCACTATGAGCCGAGGTTTATCGGCGCATGGTGAAAGATATAACCCTATGGGATGAACTCCCATAGGGTTTAATGGTTATTTGGTGACTGGTACTGTTTCTATCTTCTTCACCTTCTTCACTACGATTTGAAGGTTAAACAAGATGTCATGAACTCCGTCACCATAAGGGATCCTGATACCGTTTTTGGCAAGCGCCATTGTTTTGGACTCATTTTTTTGAAGTAAGTTAAACCAATCCACCACCATGCGCTTACGCTCTGGTGTCAGGGATTTAACTACCTCAGCCCACCATGCTAATCTTTGCTTGTTTACTTGCTCCATATGGAGCTTTTTAACTGCATCGATAGTGGCCTGAAGGTCATTGAGTTCCCTAAATGACATATCCTTAATGTGTTTAGGTACAGCCTCTTCTTTTTCTATCTTAGCCTCTTCTTTTTCTATCTTAGCCTCTTCAGCCGCCTTTAGTTGGGCCACCGTGCCCATGCTTTTACGTGTTGTCATGATATATACTCCTTCCTTATATGTTTAGTGTTAATATGTGATGAGTACGTGCCTCCTATCACGTACGTGGCGGGATTGCCTTTGTCTAACATACTATATTCTATTGTATTTACGAAAATACTCCCTTTTTTTACTTTAGTCAACCTCGGTTACAGCCGATGGCGGGTGGTTACAGGCGATTTTTGGCTTTTTTGAAAAGAATTTGACAAAGCTCCGTAAGCTATTGAAATAACTGCAATCTTTTTTCAATCTCTTTAATCTTTTTTTGAAGATGTAAAGCAATTGCTCAAACAATCGACATAGGTTGAGGATGTGAGAGATCAGAGGCAGATACAAGCGGCACGAGGATTGCTATAGCAAAAAGCGTGCCAGTTGCACCGCCTGCAAGCAGGCGGACTGCCTTTCAGGCAGTGTCTGACAATATAAGATATTTCAAACACTTTATTTCCGTAGGGGGGCTTCTTTATTTTGGTATAAAATTTTTTCATATTTTTGGAAGCTTTCCCCCACACAAAAAAAGACTGTAACAATATCAATAGGTTACTCGTTGTATGCAAAAAAAGTACCAATAGGGGGTTGACAAATTGAAATTAATGATTATAGTATAAACAAAGATATGCTTCCGTTGTTTAAAAGAGAAACCAATAAGCGAGTTCTACAGTACTTTTGCCCCACAAGCTTTTGTGCAAAGACTATTGCACTGATGTAGTTGGAGAAATGAATTCGTCTGTAGTTTTTGTAGGAAAAAAGTTACTTTCTATCAACTATGAGAGAACAATATGAAGAAAGAAATTTACAAGACTTTTAACAAGATGGTTGAATTTTCTATCTATTAAGGCTGTTAATTTTTGGAGGTTAAAATGATTACGATAATAAATTTTGGTTTTGCTGCCATACAAATTCCATTTATTATTCAAGATCCAACCAGATGGTGGAACTGGGCAGCTTTGATTTTCTGTTTTGGAGTAGGAATAATCGTTAAATAGAAACAAGAGGAAAATAAGGTGAGAGGGAAACTTAGGTGGTGACCCTAACTAAACGGCAGTTCAATTCTGCCCGCCTTGGAAGATATCGTCCAGAATCTTGTTTCCATTTAATAAGGCTTATCGGGCCAACTCTAAGGGTGGTGGCTCATAGTGGTAACAGATATTTAATAATGCGGAGATAGCTCAACTGGTAGAGCGTTTGGTTTCCAACCAGAACGACTGTGGTTCAAACCCACATCTCCGCTCCAAAAAGAGGAGGAGAAGATGGAGGAAGAATTATACAGAAAAGTAGGTAGGAGATATGTTAGAGTAAATGACCCTTGGGCATATGCTGGCTTAATGGAGGGACACCATCATGTATGGGTTAGACCAAACTCAGTAACAATTAGGGAGTTTGTGTTACCCAACAATCATAGTGTGTCTGCTGCTATTGAAGAAGTAAGAGATGCAATGGTTAAGGCATTGCAAGAGGCCAATAAGTTTAGACCTAAGATACCTTTGTCTGAGAAAGAAGCTAAGGCTATTAAGGCTTACCAAAAAGTTATGGAGGAGGATGCCACAATAATATTTGATGGCATTAGTATGCAAGACTTAGTAGATGCAGGTATCAAAGTTTTAACGGATCATTATGCGTAGCTTAGTTGAAAGAGCTTCTCTCTTACAAGGAGGAATGTAATGAAAAATTTTGAAAGATGGGGGAAAATGAATATAGAACTTGATAAGACGGGTACTGCTTATATGTATTCCAATAATACAACGATATCTATAGAAAGTCCAGTTCCTCCTAGCAAAATAACTTTCTCTTCTGGTAATGACAAAGAAATAGGAAAACTAAGTTTTAGAGATGGAACAATGGTTTTTGAAGGTAATGCTGAAGAATCAGCATTAGTATTCTTTGAATATTTGACAGGTATGGTTAATAATTATATGAGTGATATGGAGTTAAAGATTAAAAGGATGAGAAAACAAGAGAAATTTCTAAGTAGGTTAGGGATAGATATGAGTTTTTTAGATGAGGGGTAAAATGTTATCTTTAATAAGGAGAAAAAACGATGACAGTAGCAACTAAGAGCCCATTACGTATATCTTTAGGAGGAGGAGGTACTGATCTCCCATCCTATTATACTAAAAAAGAAGGATTTTGTATATCTGCTGCTATTGATAAATATGTATATATTATCCTGCATGAAGCATTCATCCCCAAATGGATACTTAAATACTCACAGGTGGAGATGGTAGAAAATATAAAAGATATAGAGCATCCTATCATACGTGAGTCTCTAAAACTTGTAGGAAGTAGACCTTATTTAGAAATAGCAAGTATGAGTGATGTTCCTGCAGGTACTGGTCTCGGCTCCTCTGGGAGTTTTACAACTGCGTTACTGTATGCTCTTTACTTAAAGCGAGGACATACAGTAACAGAAGAAGAGTTAGCCAAGAGAGCATGCTATATTGAGATTGATAGACTAAAAGACCCAGTTGGTAAACAAGATCAATATATATCTGCCTTTGGTGGTATTAAATGTTTCTCGTTTTTAAAAGATGGTCATGTTATTGTGCAACCGTTGGATATATCACAGGATACATTAGAGAAATTAAATAATAACCTACTTCTATTTTTTACTGGGCGCAGGGGCTTAGCATCACTTATATTAAAAGACCAGGTTGAAAAGAGTGAATCAAACAATAAAGAAATGATAAATAATCTTGATCATATTAAACTTTTGGGAAAATTAATTAAAGAAGCTTTAGAAAATGGAAACCTGAAGACATTTGCAAGTTTGATGGATGAACACTGGCAACTAAAAAGGAGAAGGTCTAAGGGTATATCAGATACACTAATTGATAATTGGTATGATATAGCTATGAATAATGGTGCTCTCGGAGGAAAGCTCAATGGTGCAGGAGGCCGTGGGTTCCTGCTTTTCTATACAGAAGAACATGATAAATTAAGAAAAGCTATGACAGAAGCAGGGCTACAGGAACTGAAGTTCAAACTTTCACAGAGGGGTGCAGAGGCTTTGATATGAAGGCAGGATCAATAAAGATAGCTATATTAGCTGGTGGAAAAGGCACAAGACTAGGGAACCTGACAAGAGATACCCCAAAGTCTATGGTGGAAGTAGCAGGTAAACCCTTTATCACTCATCAGCTAGAGCTTTTAAGAGAAAAGGGCATTACTGATGTAGTACTTTGTGTCGGTCATTTAGGTAAACAAATTGAAGAGTTTGTAGGTGATGGCAGCAGATTTGATTTGAATGTGGAATATTCCTATGATAGTAGAGATATAGAATATGCTTCTGATAAGAGTACTGCTCTAGGTACAGGAGGAGCTTTATATAATGCTCTACCTCTTCTTGGAAATACCTTCTGGGTTATTTATGGAGATTCGTATTTAGATATAGACTTCTCACCTATCTTGGAGTATTTTAATTATAACCATAATCTTTATGGATATGGTGGGTTGATAACAAAGACTAGTGATAATATTGATTATGGTCTGTATGTATATACAAAAGAGATATTTAATATATATTCTGTAATTAGACATCACAAAAAGGAATTTAGTTTGTCTAACCTTAATGCTGTTTGCAGTAATACAATATTAAAGTATGAGATTAAAAAAAGATTTTATGAAATTGGATCACTCCAAGGGTTAAAGGAGACTGAAGAATTTATTAGGAGCAAGAAAAATGAACAAAATTGAAGATGGGGGCAACCATATGAAGCACTCTAATGAATACCTTACAGAAGCAATGAGTATTTTGACTGAGCTTAAAGCATCTGATATTGAAAAAATGGTAGATGAAATATCTAATATAAAAAGGGGCAATGGAAGATTATTTTGCTTAGGTGTTGGTGGAAATGCCAGCACTGCATCTCATGCTGTGAATGATTTCAGAAAGATTTGTAATATAGAGTCCTACTGCCCTACAGATAATGTAACAGAACTTACTGCAATTACTAATGACCGTGGATGGAAATACTCTTTTAGAGATTGGCTCATTGGGAGTAAACTCTCTTCAAAAGATGGTGTCTTTGTATTTTCTGTTGGGGGTGGGGACGCACTAAAAGGTATCAGTTCAAATATAGTTTTTGCATTACGATATACGCTGAGTGTTGGTGCTAAAATACTAGGTATAGTCGGAAGGGACGGGGGATATACAGCTAAAGTAGCAGATGCATGTATAATCATTCCAGTTGATAACAAAGAGGGAATAACTCCCCATACTGAATCATTCCAGGTGTTGCTGCTACATCTTATAGTTTCCCATCCTAGACTAAAAGAAATACAAATGACATGGGAGTATGTAGATGGAGTAAAAGATGAATGAAGAAACTGAACAAATATTAATAGGTAGTCTCTTGGGAGACGGGTATTTATTTTTTGCAGATAGAAGTAAGAATGCATCTTTTAGAGAAGATCATAGTCTTAAGCAAAAAGATTATCTTTTATGGAAAAGAAACTTTTTAGAAGATTTTGATCCAATAATGAAGACTCGTGAAAGATTTGATAGTAGAACAAATAGACATTATTATCAGGTAGGCTTACGAACTAAAGTGCATCCTTTATTAACTGAGTATTATAGATTGTTCTACCCAAATGGTAAGAAAGTCTTGACTAATAAAATAATAATGGATAAAATTAAACCATTAGCTCTTGCTGTGTGGTATTGTGATGATGGTTGTTTTAATTATACATATTGGGACGGAACAATTGCTACTTGTATATCTTATGATGATAATGCTTTTTTATCAGAGGAGCTAGAGAAGAAGTTTGGTATTAAATGTGCAATACATAGAAGTGGGAAAAACTATCAGTTATACCTTGGTGTAAAAGAAATTGATAAATTTTTGGGTTTAATTAAAGACTATGTACCTAAATGTATGTCATATAAATTGGGGCTGCTTGTCGAAGAAAATATTGAAAAGTTAGAAGAAAGAAGGGCAATAAAAAGAGAAAAAGACAGAATTAGCTATAAAAAAAGAATGAGCGATCCAGAAAAACGTAAATTATTTTATATCCAACATAAAAAAGCTTTGCAGAAAAGATTACAGAATCCAGAATATAAGAAAAGATATAATGAATATCAGAAATTACAAAAAAGGAAGCAGCATGAAAGAAAAAAACAGAGCAATCTTTCTTGATCGAGATGGCACACTCAATGAGATAATTTATAGAAATGGTAAACCAGAATCTCCAAGATATTTTAGTGAATTCAAATTTATTGATGGAATATATAATGTAATATTTACTTTTAAATCTATTGGATACTATATTATTATAGCTACAAATCAACCTGATATTGCAAGGAATAAGCTTACAATGTTAGAACTAGGTCGAATGCATTCTTATATTAATGAGAAGTTACCTATAGATGATATATTGGTGTGTCCACATGATGATAAAGATAATTGTAGTTGTAGGAAACCAAAGCCTGGAATGCTGCTAGACGCTGCTAAGAAGTATAATCTTGATCTTAGCAGATCTTTTATGATAGGTGATAGCTTAAAAGATATGGGAGCAGCTAAAAATGCAGGGTGCAAAGGAATATTAATAGATGCTCCTTATAATAAGGATGTTCCTTGTTGGAAGAGGGTTATGGACATAAAGGAAGCGATTGACACAATTATAGATGAAAGGAGTGTAGCGTGATGATTTTCTTAGACAGTGGGAATATTGATGATGTACTCAAGTATATGGATATGGGAATTATTAGAGGTGTAACATCTAACCCTACAATTTTAAAGAGAGATGGTGTTAGTAGCAGTAAGATTAAGGATAGAATGATAAGTATAGCAGATTTAATTGCTCCTTATCCCTTATCTGTTGAGGTTACTTCTAATGAAGAATCAGTTATGCTAGCGCAGGCTAGAGATATAGCTAGTTGGGCAAATAATATAAATATAAAAATACCAATACATGGTCCTAAGGGTGAAAGTAATTTAGGTGTTGTAAAACAATTGAGTTCTGAAGGTATAGATATAAATGTAACAGCTATGATGAATGCCCAACAGTGTTTGTTAGCAGCTATGGTGGGGGCTAAGTATGTATCATTGTTTGGCGGACGTGTTAATGATATAGGGTACAATTGTATAAAAGAAATAAGAAAGATAAGATGTCTTATTGATAAGTTTAATCTAGAAAGTAAAATCATTATGGGTTCTGTACGAGAGCCTCTTAATGTTGTAGAGTGGTTGGTTTCTGGAGCTGATATTGTAACAGCCCCTCCTAATATACTAGGTAAAATGATTGTGCATCCATATACAGCATCAACTGTAAAGCAATTTTTGACAGACAGCGGGGGGAAGTGAGATGAAGAAATTAGTTAATTTTCCGTCTAAGGTTAAAATAGGTGGGCATTTATATGAGGTAGTTTATCCATATACTTTTAAAGAAGAGAGTGATGCAGTAGCTCAGTGTAATTATCATCAATGTAAAATTAGGGTACAAGATACTGAAGGAGAGAGGAAACGTGATGCATCAAAATTGGTGTCTTCATTTTTACATGAATTGCTACATATTATTGATCATGTATACAACCACGATAAAATAAATGATTTAGAGGATGGGGAGGATATTATAATAAGATTAACTTCTGGATGGTTTCAAGTACTAACGGATAATGATTTGTTTTTAGATAAACCAAACAAAATGCCTAAAGCTATTAAGATTGGTGGATTTAAATATAAAGTAATATATCCATTTGATTTTGAAGAAGGAGAGGATGCTTCCGCTTTAATTATACATGGTCCTTTAGAGTTTTTTATTGGATCATCATATAAAGAGAGCGATTCATCTATTAAATGTAAGCTTATAGGTTTAATATTAAGGATTATAGATATTCAATATAGAATAAATAAAGAGGATGAGGATATATTACAAAACATGGTAGAGGGAATATATCAGGTATTTAAGGATAACAATATACCAAAGATTGTGAGGAGAAGATAAATGGAGGAAGAATACAATGGGAATACAATATCAGAACTTGGAGAGAGCCTTTCCAATAGGACAGAATATGAGCTGTATATAGACCAAAAGTTTGCAAATATACTAACTAGGTTAAAAGTATTAGAGGACAAGGTTGAGAATGTAGAAAAGGAGTTGGGGATGAATGGTGAAAAAGAATTGGGATGATATGACAGAAAAAGAGAGGGAAGATTACGTTAGTCAGGATGAAGTACCACGAAAAAGACAAGAAATATTATCTAAGGATATAGATAAATATAATGATGAAGATTTTAGCCCTTGGCCTGATCTAGTTATAATAGATACTCCATCCCGCAGGAAAAGTGTTATTATAGGATTGTGGAAAGATGGAAAATCAAAAAGTGAAATATCCCGACAAGTAGGTTGTAGTAGGCGATATGTTAGAGATGTAATCAAAAAATATGAGGGGATGGCGTTAAATAACACAAAAAATACTTAATTATCAATAAGTTAAGTAACTCAAAAGTTATATATAAAAGAAGAACTATGCTCTAATAAAATAAGTATCTCTTTTTACCCACCTCAATAGTTATATCTAGGAGTACTCTTATAAATGCCTGCAGGAAATATATCAGCTGTCGAACGAATCCATCGTATATCAAAAGTAAAAGAACTTCATGATGAGGGGAAAAGTATACAGCAAATTGCTGATGCTACTGGCATGTCTCTTACTACTGTAAAGAGAAATCTTAGATATGCAAAGGAGATAGGTGTTGGAGACATAGAGCCAGCAGATATAAATAAAAAAAGGGCTGAGATGGAGGTAGAGATACTCTCTGCTATTGATGAAGCTCATTCTATGTTTGATAAATATAGAAAGGACGATAAGAAGTGGACAGCAGCCAAAGCTTGGCATCTACGATGGACAGAAAGCCTGCATTTGTGGATGAAGCTTTTTGGGCTCGATAGTGTTAAGGTTGAATCTTTTAATCTTATTAATAACCAACACAATAATTACATTGAACCTGAGCATGGTTTGAGTCAGGAGGTAATATCAAAGATTGCTGATGCCATAGAATCAGAAGCGTAATAACCAACAGTGAGTTTAAATTAGAATAAGGAACTATAGGGTCCGTGGCTCTTGGAGATATGAAAGACATAAAAAAAGAAAGGGAGAAAGCAACAGAAAAATTTAAGGGTAAACTTCCACAATATCTCATAGATTTTTTTGATGAGAAAGAACTAGAACAAATAAGAAAAGAAAAAGAAAAGCTAGAAGAAAGTGCTATAACCGAACAAGAAGATGAAGACTTTTGGAAAAATAATAAGACAGAGATTATAAAAAAACAAAGAACAAATCCAAAGAAATTTGCACCAAGATATGAAGAACCCCCAAGAGCCAAGGAACGAATTGAGGAAGAAAAGAAAAATCCAATAGACCCAAAATATGTTATTGCTGCAGGTAAAACCAGATTACTTGCTTTCGCTAAATATTACTTTCCACATTATCTAAAGAAAAAATCTAGTGAATTCCATAAATTCCTATATAAAATTCTATCAGAAGATATTAACACTGGAGCAAGGTGGGCTATAGCAGCTCCCCGGGGCAACGCAAAAAGCGCACTAGTATCCGCAATTTTTCCTTTATGGTGTATTTGTTATAATAAAAAAAAGTTTATAATATTACTTTCTGATACTGCTGGACAGGCTGAGGACTTTCTAACTGATATTAAAAGAGAGCTTGAATATAATGAACTTCTCCGAAGAGACTTTCCTCATGCATGCGGAAAAGGTGATACCTGGCGATCAGACGAAATAATCACTAACAACAATATAAAGATAAAAGCATTAGGCTCTGGGAATAAGATCAGAGGTAGGAGATTTGGTATACATAGACCAGATCTCATAGTTTGTGATGATACAGAAGATGCAGAGATGGTACGTAGTGATGTACAACGTACCTTTATACGTGATGAGTGGTTTAATAAAGATGTTCTTTATGTTGGTGGAGAAGAAGGAGCATCAACCGACTTCTTTTTTGTAGGAACTATTCTTGGGAAACATGCTCTCCTGAATGCGCTTCTTAATCCTTCAGAGTACCCAGATTGGAAAAGTAAAAAGTTTAAAGCTGTAATTAAATTTTCTGATTCCCCACTTTGGGATGAGTGGGAGCGACTGTATAAAAACCACTTTGATTTAAATAGAGAAAAGACAGCTAGGAAGTTCTTTGAGGATCATAAAGAAGAAATGTTAGAGGGTACAGAAGTTCTTTGGCCCGAAGGTGATCCTTATTATAATTTGATGGTGGACAAACTAAGAGACCCTAGAGGTTTTGTAAGTGAAAAACAGAATGAAGCTGTAGACCTAACAAGGGTATATGTAGAAAAGAGAGATTTGCACTGGGAGGATTTTAATAATCCACAGATTAAGGCAGCTCTGAATCGGGCTTCTAGTTATTATTACGGTGCTCTTGATCCATCTCTTGGTAAGAAACGAAAAAGAGGGGATGACAGTGCTATTGTAGTATTGGCTAGAGACCCTAAGACTGGATTAATATTCGTGATAGAGATGGATGCTATGTTACGATCTGTTGATAAACAAATTGATGATATATTAGATCGACATGAAAAGTATCATTTTAAGAAGTTTGGAGTAGAAACTGTAGCATTCCAAGTTATGGTTGCAGATGCCTTAAGAAAAAAGTCTAGAGAGTCTGGGGTTTATGTTCCAATACAGGAACTTCCTACCAATAAGGATAAGAAACTGAGATTTGAAGCTGTAGTTCCATTTCTTATTGATGGGACATTTATCTTTGATAAAAAGAAATATGAAACAGATCAGCTATATCGTAAGGGTGTAACACAAATCTGTGAATTCACAGGTGAGGATGATATTCGGGATGATATTGTCGATGCTCTTGGATATGCTTTTCTGTTGGCTAAAAAACCACGCTTTAAAATGTTAACTAGTCAAAATAGGTAATTGAAGGAGTCAGTTCTTGTGGCGAAAGAAAAAATAATATTGGCAGATCGTGTTCACCCGCTCTATAGAGAAAATGCAGATTTGTGGCAGTTGTATCTAAATGCTGTTAAGGGTGGCGCAAATTTTGCTAACAGCGATAATTTATTCTCTCACAGATTAGAGTCTAGCGATGACTATACTGAGAGAGAAGATAGAGTTTATTATTTGAATTATTGTGAAACTGTACCAACATTGTATAACACATATATCTTTAAGGAAAATGTTGGACGGGCTCCAGACCCAAATCTCGATTTCTTTAGAAGGAATACAGATGGGAGGGGTACACCAATATCTGATTTTGTAGCTAAAGCTGGATTCTTTTCGAGTGTATTTGGTACAATGCACGCTTTAGTAGATATGCCTCCTACAAATATAAAAAGAGGAAAAGCAACTAAAAGAGATGTAACAAGAGCAGGACTACAACCATACTGTACTCTTATATATCCCAGTCAATTAAAAGACTGGTCTTTTGACAGATGGGGCAATTTGCTGTGGGTCGTCATAGAAAGTATTTATTATAGAGATCAAGATCCATCAGTAGAACGTGAAGAAGAAACACACTACAAACTCATTACAAGAGATGAGTGGAGAATAGAAGATGAGGATGGATTACCTGTTAAATTTGAGGATGGTTCTTCAAATAAAGGTCCAAACCCATTAGGTATAATCCCACTTGCAACTATATATCACAAAGATATAGAAGATGACAAAGTTGGTGAGTCATTACTCAAAGATATTGTATATATTAATAGAGCTATCCTAAATTGGTGCTCTTGCATGGATGAACAAATTGAAAGACAAACATTCTCTCAACTGGTTGTCCCAGATAACGGTTCATTAGCTGAAGAAAGCGAGAGCGGTGATGATCCTCTTCATAGAATAGGAACTTCTTCTGTGTGGACATTCCCCGCTGATGCTGGACAACCTCCACAATTTATCTCACCTAATGTTGAAAATATTAATGCAATTTGGAAATTGGTCACAGATCATATAAAAGAGATTTATAGATTAGCAGGACTTATAGGATCATCTGATGATATGTATGCATCAAGGTCTGGTCGTGCTGCTCAAATGGGCTTCCTTGGTGTTAATGCCGCTCTTGCCGATAAAGCCAAAAAGTATCAGAAGTTTGAGAATGATATTAGTAAACTTGCCTATATGCAGCTTGGTAAGTCAATTGACGAGTATCAGGAAGTTAGATATGCTGATTCTTTTGATGTTTCATCTCTTGGAGAAGAAATTGATGCTACATTTAAACTCATGGGTGAAAACTTCTCTTCTACTTTAAATAAAACAATAATGAAGAATCTTGCTAGACGGGCAATCCCCTTAGCTTCTACAGAAGTAAGAAAGACAGTAGAAAATGAGATAGACTCTGGAGATGGTTTAGTTAAAAATACAACAGAGAATAAGCAGCCTTCCAAAGAAGATGGTAATCCTAACTCTAATTTAGGTAAGACTTTTAAAACAAAAGAAGAGCTTGAGGAAGAAGAAATAGATAAAAAGAAAAAGGAGAAGTAAGATGAAAAAGCATAAAAGCAAAATATTTATAGCATTGACGATGTGTCTTATCTTCCTTTTATTCTCTGCACCTATATTTATGTGTGAATTTTCTACAGGACAGACTAAAGAAGATATTAAGTTAGCTGCCCGGAGAGCATCTGTCCAACCTGTTTTTTATATCCCTGTTATAAAAGCTACTTTTACTAATCCTATAGACGTAGACGAAAAGCTAACAAAAGAAGATATAGAAAATCTGCTTGAAGAAAAGATCAAAATTGCTATTGAAAAAGAAAAAGAAAAAGAAACTAGGAACAAATATAATGAATATCTTACCAATATTGACGTGTGGGGTTATGAAGCTGTCTCTCAAACTCATATTCCACTTGGTGCTCTTGCCCCTAAATGGGCTAAATTTCCAGAAAGAGTTCTAGTGGTATATAAAACAGAGAAAAAAGAAATAACTGCATGGGAAAAAGAATACGAAAAAGATATTCTGGCTGTTTCTGAAACAGCAAATGTTTCTCCCAGCCAAGCAAAGGAAATAATTAATAGATTGCATGCAGAGGGGTATTCTATATCAAAGGAAAAATTGAAAGAAGCTGAAAGTGTCGAGTTGTTATGGTTTGAAGATGGTTGGAATACTAAATACCCCCAGACCTTAAAATGGTCTGTGGAAACACTAGGAACTAAAAATAATATTATCATTGGGTATGATTCAAGGGGTATACTTGAAATTCAGCCAGTTGCAGATGATGCTAGACTTCACGTTGTTGCTGGATATTTTGATCTCAAAGATGAATATAAGCCAAAATCTGACGAGGTTAAAAAATTAGAAAGCCAGATTGAAATGCTACAAGAGGACGTAAAAGACAAGCAAATCATAATAGATGCTGAGACAAAGAAAAAAGAAACTAAGCGGGATATTAGTAATGCAACTTATAATGATGTTCGATATGGAACTGTTAAGCTAGAAGAGTTTTGGATGATGTCGGCTGCTTCTGGAGTATTTCTAGGAAATATGAAAGTTACCGATAAATTTTGGGGGTTTCAATCTAGTTGGGGTTCATATAAACAAGTTATTGGCAACGAAGAGAAAGGAGTTATTTTAACTAATGCTCATGTAGCTAATATGGCATTAAGTTTTAAGGTCTATGTCTCTGAAGATAAAGAAGAAATGTGGGTAGTTCTCCCTGGAGTTCCATATATAAGATATACTCAAGATACAGATCTTTTAGGATCCCCTGCTCAAGTATTGTGGATTGAGGGAGCACCAGTTAGTAGTCTAGATTTTGATTGTGCTCTTATGGTTACTACTAAAGTTCCTGAGTATGATAAATATAAGGTAGCTTTTGGTAATAGTGATAATGTAAAAGAGGGTGAAAAAGTTATCATGGTTGGGAATCCAACATACATGCAGAAGTTCTTAACTGAAGGAGTGATTACTAATAAATCCTACAATCTTTTCAAATCTCTTATAGGAGGATCTATTTTATGGGAAGGAAAGATTCCTCATAGAATGTACAGAACTATGATTAATAGTGATTTATGGTTTGATACCCCTATTGGAATAGGTGGCACAAGTGGTTCTGGAGTTTGGGCATTAGAAGGGAGTGAAAAAGGTAAAATGATAGCCTTACATAATATGGGATTGAGGCAACCACTCTCTATTGCAAGTGCTATTTATGATAAGAAAGATATTAATGTTGATTCAATTTCTTTATCTGTATCTCCTAATAGTTTGCTAAAAAATATATTACGGAAACATGGTTCCAAATTCTTTGAACACTATCCTTTTAAGGAAGCAAAATTTAGGTTTAGAATGGATTCATTCATTAAAAAAGAACCTATTTTTGGTACTGCAATGAAAGATTTGGGTCTATGGGTGAATATTGCCGGTATGAATGCTGGAGTCCCAATTAATAAAGTAAAACAGTATCTACAAGAAAGGGGAATAAGTCCAGAGGATTTTAATTGGGAAGAATTACCTAAGAAATACTGGAAGAATTAGTAATGATTCCCTGGTTTGCAAGTTGGCTTATAATAGTGTTTTTAATTCCTGTTGCTGTACTTTTAGTGTGGACTGTGCTCCCTATGGGTAGGTCCGAAGAGTTTCGAAAAAAGCAATGGGAAAAGAAATGGAAAAAGAAGTTTCCTGAATTGCATTAGTAGGAAGGAGTGAAACAATGTCCAAAAGAGTTATGTCTGCGGAAGAGAGGCGATGGCAGGCTGAATCTGATGTAAGAAGCCTTATGGAAGCAGAAGTCATAAAAAGAGACAAGGCAAGGCTTAAAGCTGCAGTAAATGCTGCTAAATCAATGGCGAAAAAAGAAGAAGATGAGGCAAAAGCTGTTAAAAAGATAGCTAAGATGGAACCCAAAAAAAGAGTTACTAAGAAGAGAAAGAAATGACTAAAGCTCTAAGAGCGAAATGGGTTATGCATTTAGCATGATCCTCAATTAACAATAATTAGTGGTGGACACTACTAGGAGGAAAGCAAAATGACTATAGAAAACAAGGAGTTGTTGGATAAAGCTAAGGAATTAGGTATTGAAGTAAAGGAAGAAACAACAGAAGAGGCTCTTAAAAAAACTATATCTGATAAAGAAGAAGAGAACAGATTAAATGAAAAAGATGCAGATGCTTTAAGAGAGGAAGTAAGGAAATATAAAGAAGAAAGCAAAAAGGCTTTTGAAGCCAGAGATATAGCGAAGAAAGAAAGACGAGCATTACAAAACAAAATAGCCGAGATGGAGGACAAAATAAAAAATGCCCCATCTGTTTCAGAGATTGAAGAGTATAAAAAGGAACTAAAAGAGTTAAAAGAATTTAAAGAAGAAGTAGATAAGAAGAGAGAGGAAGAGGAATTAAAAAACAAAACAGATCTTGAAAAAGCAGAAGCTCGTTTCAAAAAAGAAATGGAGAAATTTAATGCTCAATTAGAGAGTATCAAGACAGAAAGTAAGAAAGAGATTGAAAAGATTCAAGCAGAAAGAGATGCCGCATTGAGAGAAGCAGCTGCTAAGAATATGTACAGACTTGAAAATGAAATTAGGGATGCTGCTACCTCAAACAGAGCAATAAATCCGAAACAGATAGTTAAACTACTTAAGGATGACTTTGAATATAATAAGGATTTGGACAAATTCGAGGTTATTATCAGAGATAGTAAAGGCAAAGTGTCTGGAATAGAAACTGTAGAAGAAAGAGTTAAAAAGTTTCTAGAAGATCCCGACAATGACAACTTGGTGGAGTCTGAGGTCAATACAAATAGTATGCACACTCAACAGACAACAACTACGACAACTAATAAATATACATCTAAAGATAAAGATCTAATTAGAGAAGCTGATGAAAGAGGTTTGAGTGTGGAAAGGCTAATAGAAATAAAGAAGAATCGTGATGCAAAACTCGCTAAAATAAGGGAAAGGAAATCACAATAGCCTTCATAAAAAATGTATAGGAGGTGAATTAGAGAATGGCGATTACAAAAGCTGTAGGAAAAGACCTAAAGTATGGACATGTATATGGTCCTGGCAAGGGTATAGAAGTCCCGGTAAAAGCTGATCAGTATTTCCATAGGCTTGGTGGACATTTTGTATTCCTTGATGCTAATGGGTCTGCAGTGGATATGTGTGCTAGTGTTGAAAGCTTAGGCGGAAGCCAGGTTTACGGTTGGCTTGAAACTCCAAAGGACGCCTCTGGGAAGAATAGCTGGAAGTCCAATACAAGTTCAGATGATATTTTTCCAGACAAGTGCTTTGTTATAACTGGCATTGAAAATAGATTTAGAATGCCTGTTAATGCAACTTCTTTTAGTACATTAGCGCAGAGCCATGTTGGTAAAGGCTGTATTGCTGCTAGTGTAGATGAAGCCAATGCTACATATCTACATAAACAGAAAGCCTACTATGTAGGTAGTTCTGCAAGTGCATGTTTGACAATTCATGAAGTGGATACTGATAATAAGACTGTTGTTGTGTCAATAAGACCGCAAGAGTTGCAAATAAATGATTGATAACTGGACGGTGTGGGACGGACATCCCGATAAATAATTTATGAATGGAGGTGAAAAGATAATATGGCAGGTGTAAGGAGATCTTCGGAGGTCTCACTATGCTGAGAGGTGTAGTTAAATACGGGGTGAATTGCTGGGATCTCCCCCACAAGGGGACAATCAGCAGCCAAGCTTGGAAAGTAATTTCCTTGAAGGTTCAGAGACTAACTCTCGACTCCTACCGCATGGCGGGGAGAGTAATAGAGACACGAGTGCCCTGCATCTCTATGAGATGAAGATATAGTCCGAGCTTATAGGTAACTATAAGAAACAAAGTTTAAATGACTTTGTGATAACAACTCTGCAGAGTTCACGGAAGCCATGAAAGCCCAGTCCTACGATCAATAACGGTCGCTCTACTTTGAGAAAAGTAGATGATAATGGGATGAATTGCTGGGATCTCCCCCACAAGGGGACAATCAGCAGCCAAGCTTGGAAAGTAATTTCCTTGAAGGTTCAGAGACTAACTCTCGACTCCTACCGCAGCATGGCGGGGAGAGTAATAGAGACACGAGCATCCCACATCCTATAAATAGGATGAAGATATAGTCCAAGCTTATAGGTAACTATAAGAAACAAAGTTTAAATGACTTTGTGATAATAAAACTGTGGTTCTGGGAGAATTATGATGAGCTTCCTCCAAGATATGAAGATATATTTGAAGTAGTAGAGTCCGATAAAGCATAGATAAATATGTGCGTAGTTAGCTAAATTCGGTGAAGACCTCTGGAAGGTAATACCGAGCAAACCTTTGAAAGGGTGCGTAGAGATTATGAATCTAAATAAGTTAAATAGAAATGAAATAAAAAGTGCTATAATTGGAATGGTAATTGGTGATGGTAATCTAACTAAGAGGTGTCGAAATTGTAATGCTTATTTCCAGATGAGTCATTGTGCCAGACAGTTAGAATATATGAATTGGAAGATAAATATAATACATACGATAACTGGTGGAAGCACTCAAGAAACACAAAGAACACTAAATGGTAAATTATTTAGAGGATACCATTTCAGTTCACAAAGACACCCAACATTTACTAAACTATATTCAAGATTTTATCACAATGGTGTAAAGGTTCTTGATGAGTATATAGTAAAAATGATAACTCCATTAGCTTTAGCCATTATCTATATGGACGATGGTACATTTGCTAAACATCACTTAACTGGGAGTAATGGAAAAGACAGTTTTTTTCTTTGCATGCAGAATTTTGACTATGCTAATCAAATGTTACTTAGAAAAAGTCTTAAGATAAACTTTGGTTTAGAATGGAATATAAACAAAGCAAATAAGACAAATTATGGCACATATAATTACAGGATGAGATTATCTAGTCGCTTCAATGATAAGTTTATAGATATAATTAAACCATATGTATTAGATGTCCCCTGTATGCATTATAAATTAGGTTCACACGCTAACACATCGAGTAATTCGATGTTGATATAGTCCGACCTCTATGGCGACATAGAGAGCTTGGCAGAAATGACCAAGCCCACTTTTAATAAAGTGAGTAACAAACGTGATGAGAAATTTACCTCAGCGATCGGTCTTGGTGATCTATTGGAAAAACCAGAGGGTACAGACCTTCAGACGGATAAGCCGATAGAGAGTTACACCGTAGTTTGTAAGAACAGAACTTGGGGTAGAAAGACACAGTTTACCTATGAGACAGTGCAGGATGCGCAGTCAGTACAAAATCTGCTTTCTGATACTGTAGGGTCGTGGGGTAAGTCTTTACCAAGAACTAAAGATAGGTGGTATGCCAACTTTTTCAACTACGGTGCTGTTACCGCTGGAAATGCTATTTATAACAATGGCATTACTGGTGTTGTGGATGATCCATCTGGTAATTTGATTTATGATGGTCAGCCTTGGTTTGTTGCCAATGATGGGCATAAAGACAAAGCTGGTAACGGTTACAGTAACTATGCTGCAAGCCGTTCGTTGACTCATAGCAATCTTCAAACTACTTATATTACATACACCACAACTAATGCTAAAGATGAGAAAGGTAATAATATAGAGTTAATACCTGATACATTGTTAATTCCTCCCGCTCTTAGGTTTACAGCTCAGGTAATATTAAATACCACACTGTTACCAGGGAGTATGGATCTTAATAAGGGTTCCCTTATTCTGAAAAGAATATTGAAAAACGGGGTGAATTGCTGGAACACCTTGGCTAATAAAGCCAAGGCAATCAGCAGCCAAGCTTGGAAAGTAATAGTAATGACGACACGAGTGCCCTGCATCTCTATGAGATGAAGATATAGTCCGAGCTTATAGGTAACTATAAGAAATAGAATTTAAATGATTCTATGATAACAAAACTGAATGATACCAATGTATTAGCTGCTATTGTCAATCCAGTCCAATGGGCCAATCTAACTGATACAGATGGATGGTTCCTTGGTAAAGCCAAGAAGGGCCTTATGGCTACTGATAGGCTTGATGTGATGATCGACTTTTGGCAGGATCTTAATAAGGGTTCCCTTATTCTGAAAAGAATATTGAAAAACGGGGTGAATTGCTGGAACACCTTGGCTAATAAAGCCAAGGCAATCAGCAGCCAAGCTTGGAAAGTAATATCTCTATGAGATGAAGATATAGTCCGAGCTATATAGTAATATATAGAAATAGAATTTAAATGATTCTATGATAACAAAACTGGAAACAAATCTCGATTATTACGCAAGTATCGTCAGCCGTTTTGGCGGTGTGGTCACAAACTTCCGATATTGGTTTGCGTGTAATATTGCTAGTAGTTGATGGAAGTAAAAAATAAGTTCATGGACTTGACAGCTCTTATTTAGTAATTTTATTATTAAATAGGAGTTTTGACATAATTTTCTAGGTCTGATAAGGGTAACTGAGGGGTGCTCACTCACCCCTCAGCCTAGACTCAACTTTGCTTTAGAGTGTAGTTTAACTTATGAAGTTATATCGTTTTAAGAACTTGCTAAAACAATGGAAAATCACAGGAATTTTAAATGCCCTGTATTTAAATATACAAATTGGAGTTTACAGAAATGTGGGATAGCACAAAAAAGTCCTAGTGTTAAGTGTCCAGAGAATTGTCCCTACAGAGACAAAGATATCAAACAATACTTAACAGGGGACTAAGGGAGAACTAATGACATCAAAATACTATCTGCCAAATGAGGCTACTACAGGTAGTCTACTTCTATATAATGCTGCTTGGGATGCGTACTTATTGAGAACAAGTGACGAGCCAACCACAACAGCCGATATGGAAGCTATGTTCAAATGGGAACATGGTGATGTACTTCATGGTACATATGTGAAAAGCCATAAGGCTATGGCAGATTACAGAAGAGATATTGACACTGATTGGGGAACAGAAGATGATTACCTAGATATCTATATAGATACTTTCAAGGACGAACCAATAGGACCGAGGTTAGAGAAAGGGGATAGATAAACTATAAAATAGGAGAAATAAAATGTCTGGACGGACAACATGTAAAATATGTGGCAAAAGCTTTGCAAGATTTACTGTACATTTAAGAAGTAAGCACAATATGTCTCTCAAAGAGTATAATGATAAATTTGGTGAAGAAAAAGAGGAAATAGTTGGAAATGAGTTTCCAAAGGAAGAAGACAATGAGTATACCTCTTCTAACGATGATCTACTTCTTAGTGAGTTTTTAGAAGAATATGGTATGTCTGAAGAAGGGTTAAGGAGAATTTTAGATAACCGAATGCGAAGAGGAACTCCTAGAACAGAAGCTCAGGTTATGAACCAAATAGCTAAAAATCAGGAGTACGCCTCAAGACAGGTAGCAAAACTCAAAGATAAAGATGAGGTAAAGACAACAGACCTTCTTGTAGCAGAATTACTCACAACCCATTATGGGTTCACATGTGTCGCTGTCGTTGCAGCGCAGGAGGACGGTACTCCCAAATATTGGCATCTTAAGAAATAATAAGAACAATACCGTGAAATGCTACACAACTCCGATGTAGCTATCATACTACTACTTACTCATATAGTAGTATGTATTCACGCAAATAAGGAGGTGTTTTAAGCATGGGTAACTCCCACTTTAAAAGTAATGTTATAGCCAAGACTGGTAATGAAACCATTCGTGGTTTTGCTACTATCTCTGCAACTACGCTAACAGGCGGATCTCTTAACGGTTTTGCAACTGTTACTGCAACTACACTGACAGGTGGAACTGTTAAAGCAACTTCTGCTATGCATGCAGAATCTCTAACAGCTACTACTGTTAATATTAGTGGAGTAACATCGATAGCAGCTGGTCAGTACATAAAGCTTGGCAGCCACCAATATATTCTGTTTGGTGATATGGATAACCAAGCATCTGTTGAAGCAGCAGCTACAGCAGTTGATGCCTCTTGTAGAGGTTCGCTGTACTTAGGTACTGATGGCCAAGCTTGGATAATGACAGCAGATGATACTGCTGCTACTATAAGTGTAACATAAAATAAACACCCCCCATCTCAAAAGGGATGGGGAGTTGTTTTAAGTATATAACCTTGTTGTATACCTAAAACAATTCAAATACGTCCTACCTCCCTGTTACTTCTATTCATGTTCATATTGTTCGGAACTGCTTTTACTGAAGCGCATACTATAACGACTAATAAATTAATTTTAAGGGGTGATATCTAAATGGCTATTCTTAGTCACATTGGCCGCAAATTCTTTGACGGCTATAATGTTGCAAGCACAAATTTTGTTTATACAGCTAATGCATCTACTGGTGCAGATGATGGTTGGATCTCATGCAAGGCAGATTATGTCGGTGTACAAGTCTGTGCTGCTACCTTAGACTCCGATGTTGCACCTACGTTAACATACAGAGTTGAAGGAAGAGCAGAAACTATAAATAGAGCAGCCTCAATATATGTTGGGGAGTTCAGTTCTGCAGAAAATATAGATACTCTAATAACTATTACACCAAAGATGAAGGAAATAAGAGTTGGAGTGAAAGTTTCTTCTGTAGCAAGTGATACTTCTGCTTCCTACAATAGTTTCTATGCTGGTATATTCATGAGTGAAGATAGATAAAAGGAGATCGAGTGAGATAAATTGACAATTACTATAGATACAAAAATTGCTTTGATTGAAAAAAGTCTTAAAGATAATACAAGATTAACTAAAGAGATACATACAGCTATAACTGGAACTAATGGCAAAAAGGGTATTATTACCAGACTAAATTTGGTTGAAGCATCTAATAGAAGGGTGTGGTACTTTTTAGGTGTCTTAGTTTCTTTGGTTGGTGGAATTTTAATGAAGTTGATGGTTTTCTAATGTCTGATTGTCCTTTATGTAATGTAAAAGAAAGTGATGTAATTTGGAGAGACGGTTCCTTCTTTGGATTAATATGTAGAACCTGCCATGTTCCTCTCATAGTTTTAACTGAACATAAAGAAAAGATAACAGATGAGGAGATGAAAGAGGCAGAAGATATACGCAAGAGAAGATACCCTGACTATAAGTTTAGAGGAATTGGAACTAGGTCAATAAAATCACATTGGCATGAACATATAATAAAATAGGAGTGGTGAATGAAAAATGATGAGAAAAATAGAGATGATTTTTGTATAGACGAACCAGTTGTAACCTCGTTTTTCATTGGGGAACTTGGATGGGGCCTTCAAAGATGGTTTTCTTTTCTTCGTTACCTTAAAAAAGAGGTTTATCCTGACCGTAAGTTTTTATTAATGGCTCCTTTGCAGTATCACAGTTTCGTCAATGACTTTGTAGCATATACAATAGACCTTCCAAAGGAATTCTATGATTTAAAACTAGACACAGATTGTTATGAAGCTGTAGTTCCTGGATCTAAACCTGGAAGTTTAACACCTCCAGATGTTTATGCTGCTCTTATTAGATATTTCCGACACGTATATAACAAAGATAAGGCTATTGAAATCTGGACACCAAGGGGATTTGATCTTACAGTTGATAATAGACCTCAGCTATTTAAAAAATATGTTACACAGCGAGTAGGCAGTGATAAGCCTATGATAACTGTATTCCCTAGGGGTAGAGCAAGAGCCTCCCAGAGAAATGTGCCAGAATTTATATGGAGAGAAGTAGTTGATGAACTAAAGAAAGAATATACAGTAGTATTGGGTGGAACTCCTAATGGTTCTTTTCTATCAGACTACAAAGACAAGAATGTAATTAATTTAATCCCATATGACTCAGAAGACAAAATTGAACATATAATTGAGTATCTCAATTCTTCTGTATGTTCTGTTTCTAGCCAAAGTGGATTAACCCATGTATCTTTACTCTGTGATACTCCTACTTATATAATAGGACACGAAAAGGAGAGGCATTGTGTAATAGAGAATCGTTTTACCACTGCAACCTCTTTTAGATACGTGCAAGATTATCGTGCAATAGATGCTAAAACAATACTATCTGATATATCCAGCTTCCTCGATGCACTAAATAAAGCAGGTTGGGACTATAATAGAAATAGGAATGAGTTGATAAACAGACCTTCACTAAGAACATTAGCTGATAAGAAAGATCTAGTTGGAGTAGAAATAGGAGTACAATTTGGTGAGAATGCATTTAACATGCTTGAAAACCTTGATATAAAGAAATTATATCTGATTGATAACTACAAATTATATGGAGACTCTCAACCAGGTAGAGGTTATGATCAGCAAAAGCAACTTGATGATGCAAAAGCAATAGCTAAAAGGAATTTAGACAGATACAAAGACAAAGTAGTTTGGATAGAGAAACTCTCTGAAGAAGCTGTAGGAGATGTTAAAGATGAATTGGATTTTGTCTATGTTGATGGAAACCACTACTATGAATACGTCCAAAAAGACATAGAATTGTACTACCCAAAATTGAAGGAAGGGGGGCTAATGGGGTTCCACGACTTTGGTGATAGTTCTCCTACCAATGGAGTGAAGAGGGCTGTGGAAGAGTTCTTCGGCAGCAGAAACATTGAAATATCTTCAGGAGTCAGTCAGGTAGGAACACATATCGTTCCAGAGGGCTGGATAATAAAGCCAATATCGTTCTCTGAAATTATTAATGACGATACTAGCATTTTAAATTCTATCATAGGGAAAAATAAATGACGGACAAAAATGTAGTCATTGTTGGAGTCTTAAATAATCCACTCAGTTCTAATGTTTGGATGGCTAATAGTTTTATCAAGTGTGGGTTTAATGTAATACCTGTGAATTATCGTACAATTATTCAAAACTATGGGCACACGTTCTTTAAGAATTTGATAATTGATACAGTGAAAAATTATAGTCCTTATCTGACTATATTCTGCAAATGTAATGGGGTTGACCCAAACATCATTTCAGAGTGTAGCAAATTCTCACCTACATGGTTGTGGATGCCCGACTCCTTAATTATTGCCCAACAACACCCTGAGATAGTAAAAAGCGCAAAGCGAACTACTTTTAGTTCCTGCCAGTCTCAGACTACTGTAGATTATTTCAAGGGGAAAGGGGTGAAAAATTGCTACCATATTTACGAGGGTATAGATAGGGATGTCCACTATCCTGTAGAGCCTGTAGAGAAGTATAAAGCAGATGTTAGTTTTATTGGAAGTCGAACATCTGAAAGAGATAAGTATAAAAAGCTACTAGAGGACAGTGGTTATACCACCAAGTTCTACGGAGAAGGTTATTCTGGAGTTGTATCTGCTAAAGAGTGGAGAGAGATTTGCTCAAGCTCAAAATTTATGCTTTCTATAAATACATTCAACAATATTCCTGATTACTTCAGTGGTCGTGTTTTTGAGTATGCAGGGTCTGGTGCTTGTATTCTCCACTATAATCCTAGTGGTGAGTCAATTACTCCATTTGAAGAAAGTAAAGAGATAGTATATTTTAAAGATGAAAAAGATTTGCTTAGCAAATTAAAAAATATATATACAATAACTGCAAGAAAGATTGGAATGAATGGAAGAAAAAAAGTGATGGAAAAATATACTTTGGATCACTCCGTTAGACAAATTATAAATATAGTAGAGGGGAGTAAATGAAAAAAGTTTTGTACTGCTTTCCACACGGTTTGGGGGATGCCATAATGGCAACACCTGCTCTCCGATCCCTCAAAAAACAAGATCCAGATTTATATATTGGATTGGCTACGATGAAACGGAAGGATAGAGATTTTAAAGGGCTACTATCTAATCTACCTTTTATTGATGAAATTATTCCTTGTCTTAGTGATCCCTGGAATGATTTTACAAATTATCCAGACGGTCTCCAGGGTGTATTAAAAGAAGCTCAAGCAGTTGCTAAGGAAAGAGGTTTTGATAAAACTATCCTCATTCCAACAAAGCGGTATGGAGACGGTCTAGAGTTACATAAGATCTTTAGGATAGCCTATGAGACAAGTGCAATATTTAATTATATAGAAGATCTTCAAACTGAGCTGGCAATAACAGAAGACGCCGAAAAGCGAGTAGAAGAGTTTGTCAAGAATTATCCAAGACCATTTCTAGTCCTTCATGCTAAATCTGGTAATCCTCCAAAGGATCTATCTTCGGAAGAAGCTGAGAATTTAATTGAGAAGTATAAAGATCATACAGTCTTTGAGTTTGGTAGAGTCTCTACCAAGAGGTCTATCTTAATCAAAGAAAATGATATGGAATTTACAAAAGCACTGGTTAAAACAGCAGATAATGTATTAGCAATAGATAGTGTCATTATGCATATAGCAGGAGTATTTAAACGACCTCTTGAGGCAGTTTTTATTACTACACCAATTATTCAAGCTATACCTTTAACGTATGATTGTTCTGTTACCATAGTAGACAAGGTAAGAGAACAGGCTGATAATTTAATAAACTATAAGAAACAATTATCTGAGCTCTTTCCAAAACAAAGCACAGCATCTTAAGAGAGAAGAATGAACTGCTCATCACTAACGGAAAAAACGAATTGTAGAATTTGTAAAACTGAACAAGAGTCTGGTATAGTTTTATCATATAAAGATCTTGAGCTATCCAGATGTAAGGAGTGTGAGGCTATATTTGCAAGCAGAAGATTAAGAAAAGAATTGATAGATAGATTTTATGCAAAATATATTCCCTCAGCATTTACAGACACAGAAAAGGAAGAGTTTAAAGAAAGAGGGGAAAAGAAGTTAAAGGAAAGAGTTGAGGATGCAGAATATCAATTGACTATCTTATACAAATATGTAGAAGATGGTAAACTCCTAGATGTAGGAGCAGCTGGCGGAACATTTCTGGATATAGCAAGAAAACACGGGTGGAGTATCAGAGGTACAGAATTAAGTGATAACTGTGTAAAGATTGCACGATTGTATTATAAGATAAATCTGTTTAAGGGAGGTATTGAAGACTTTAGAGAAAGGGGTTTTGATGCAGTAGTTTTATGGAATGTTTTGGAGCATCTGTATGAACCGTATGATGAAGTATTACATCTGAGAAAGTTATTAAACAAAGGTGGCATAATTTTAATAAAAGTTCCCAATCCTACACTAGAAATATTAAAGAAAGACCCTCAGCTACCTGGACATGTGTTTAATTTTAATTTAGAATCTTTAAAATATTTATTTGATAGAACTGGTTTTGAGATTTTAGAAGTGATAAATGGATATGATGGAGAACTGCCTACACTTATAGTAGTAGCAAGAAATATTATGGATCCCCTCTTCTCTTGGAATATAGATAAAATAAAAACCTTAGAGGGTGGGGGATTCCGAAGCTATGAAGGTGCTTTTTCTTTTTGATGGATATAAGAAGTTCAACTACAGAATCTTAAAAGGTTTTGTCATCAAACTCTCTAAACTTTGTAACTTTAATATTTATGGTCCAAAAGAGTATGAGAATAACTCAGAACTTGCTCCAATAAAGTATGACCCAAAGATAACGGGTAAAGATTTAATTGGTTTATTCCATCCAGATGTATTCTTATTCCAGATTTATAATAAAAAAAACATAGAATGGTATCCGAAGGATATTTGCAAATCTGGAATTCCGTCTGCACTACTTATGGATGATCATTATACTAGAGTTCCAGAACTACAGGCAGTAGATAAAGAATGTACCGTACTTGATTGGTGTGAGACCAGTGGTCTTTCACTTATACTACGAAGACACTTCTATGAAGAAGATGCTCCTATACAGTCTGTATGGTTTCCATTTTCTGCTAATGAAGAAGAGTTTTATCCAGAAGATAGTATAGAAAGAAAGAATATAATAGGATTCGCAGGTAGTTCAGACAAAGGTAAGTATTACGTAATAAGACATAGAGCAAGAGAAATATTAAAGCACAAACATCTCCTTGATCCTGATAGTGGGAAGTTAGGTGCAGAAAGATACCCAGAATATTTAAAAAGCCATGTAGGTATGTTATCATGTGCTGGTGGAATATTACACACACCTCTAAGTAAAACATTTGAAATACCTCTGAGTGGTACAGCTTTATTAACTAATTGGATGCATGAGTCTAAGACGCTATTTGGAGATAAGCAGTGCTTTTTCACATACAAGGATGATCTTAGCGATATTATAGATGTGGCTAAAGTTATACTAAATGATAAAGATATAGTTAAAGAGGTTACTGACAATGCTTTAAAAGTAGTACGTGAAAAACATACAGATGCAATAAGAATAAAAGAATTGTATGATATTTTGTATAGCTTAGTAGAAGGTAAGGAAATACCAAGAGTTTGGGGGAAATAGTAAGTTTGCTGTGAGGATGATTGTTAAATATTGGAGTGGGGTAGATAATTGGGGAGATAAATTAAGCCCTATACTCTTTGAATATATATCAGGAATTACTCCTACAGCTGTTAGTATGTCATTTAATAATAGTAGAAATGAAGATGTTTACTTAATAACTGGCAGTATTCTTGGACAAGCTGATGCTTATTCAATTGTATGGGGACCTGGATTTATCAAGGAAGATTGTAAGTTTAAACATAAACCAAAAGAAATCTGCGCAGTAAGAGGGCCTCTAAGTGAAAAAAAGTTGGTTGAGCAAGGATGTACATGTGGAGTTTATGGAGATCCCGCCCTACTTTATCCTAGATTTTATACTCCTAAAGTTGAAAAAAAGTATAAATTAGGAATAATACCTCATTATGTAGATAAAGGTTCTCCATTTTTAAATAAGTTTAGGAACGACTCTAGTATTTTAATTATTGATATTCAAGATGGTATTAATAAAGTTATTGATAGTATTTGTAGTTGTGAATTAATAGCCTCCAGCTCTCTTCATGGAATTATAGCTGCTGATGCTTATGGGATACCATCTATTTGGATAGAGTTATCTTCTAAAGTAGTAGGTGGGGGATTTAAGTTTAGAGACTACTTCTTATCTGTAAATAGAACAGACTTAGATCCACTAGTACTTAATGATAATACAACACTTCAACAACTTTATAACAAGTTTGATGATTATAAGATCGATATTGACTTAGATAAATTGTATGATGTTTGTCCTTTTAGAAAGGAAAAGATAATATGAGGGGGTTAATTATAATACCCACTCGTTATAAAAATTTATTTTGTAGTAATGCACCGTTACTACTTGAAATGGTGGGAGAGAAGTTTGGATTTAATGTTTTATATACTAATAGTAGTGTGAAGATACCATCTAATACTGATGTTGTTATATTATATGCTGTTCCTCACCACAACTACGAAAACTTATTTATGGATTATGTAAACCTAAGTAGAGATGTAAAGCTCGTTGGTTATTTACACGACTTACATGGTAGTGAATTACTGAGTAAGAATATGCTTAAGATGTTAGATAGATATGATGTTATACTTCGAGGTGCAGATGAAACTTTTGGAAATTTATACCCTGAACATCTAAGTAGAAGTATATTTTTTCCAAACTTTATTGCCCCTTATACAAAATATAGTGATCTTAAGTTTAATAAGGATCCTATATATAAATGTTTACTCTCTGGTGCTCTCAGTAGACGTTATTATCCTTTGAGACAATTTATCTTTGATAAGATAGATAGGTCAAAAGTTACAATTATACCACATCCTGGATATAATAAAAGTAAAACAGAGATACTTAGTAACTCATCTTATTATATAGGTGATAGATATATTAATAAACTGCACTCTCATTTTTGTTGTGTAACAACATCATCAAAGTTTAATTATGTTTTATCTAAGTACATAGAGATTCCAGCTACTGGATCACTACTTATAGCAAATGAAACAAATGATTTAAGAAAGATGGGGTTTATTCCCAACAAACATTATATCTCTATAACTAAAGAAAACGTTCTTGAAACCATATATGAATGTTTAGATAACCCCAATAAATACACAGAAATAAGAAAAGATGGTATGGAGTTTGCTCGTAAAAATCATAGCATTAACAATAGATTTGAACAGTTCAAAACAATATTGGGGGATATAGAAAAGAATGTTTAAGCAAAAACACAAATTAATTATAGTAGGTATAGGTTCATTTGCAGAGATAGCATATGAATATTTTACATACGATTCTGATTATGAGATTAAAGCTTTTAGCGTAGAAAAAGTACTTGTAAAAGATAAAAAGTTTTTGGCATTACCTTTGGTAGCTTTTGAAGATATAGAAAAGTTTTATAATCCAGTAGATTATAGAGTTTTTATAGCGATAGGCTATGATCACATGAATAAAGATAGAACAAGGCTTTATCTACAGGCAAAGAAAAAAGGATATATAATAGCCTCTTACGTTTCTTCAAGAGCTTTTGTTTGGCGTAATGTAAAGATAGGAGAGAATTGCTTTATATTTGAGAATAATGTAGTCCAGCCATTTACTAAAATAGGAAACAACGTTATTTTATGGAGCGGTAATCATATAGGGCATCACTCTACTATAAATGATAACTGTTTCATATCATCACATGTAGTAATTTCTGGTTTTTGTAATATTGGTAAAAACTGCTTCTTAGGAGTAAATAGTACTATAGCTAACGGCCTTAAGATAAAAGAAAATTGTTTGATTGGTGCAGGCACTAATATAATAAAAGATACTATAGCAAATAAAGTTTATGTAGGCAATCCTGCAAGAGAAGCGAGGAGTGTAGATGAAATGGAGAAAATTAGGTAAAGTATATTGTGCAGACGGGCAGTATTCCTGGGCACAAACACATGCATATATTCCAACAGTAGAATTGATAGATGATTTTTTTAGAGTATATGTAGCATTCTGGAATAAAAAGGAAGTAAAGAGAATTGGATTTGTAGATATTGACGCAGAAGACCCAACTAAAGTTCTTGATGTATCTAAACTCCCAGTATTAGACGTAGGAGAGCTAGGAACATTTGATGAGGGAGGTGTTACACCAACCTGTATACTTACCCATGACAATCTTAAATATTTGTACTATATCGGATGGCAACCACTTACAAGATTGCGACGTTATTTATTTACAGGACTCTCAATAAGTAAAGATAAAGGAAGAACTTTCGAGAGATATATTCAGACACCAATTCTTGAACGAAATGATAGTGAGAGATTTATAAGATCTGCCCTTTTTGTCTTAAAAGAGACAAATTGGTTTAAAGGTTGGTATGTGTCTTCTAATAAGATTATAGATATTAACCATAACAAAGTACCATCATATAATATAAAGTATACTACATCTGTGGATGGAATACATTGGAGTACTGGTGTAGAATGTATAAGTTTAGCTGGTAAAAACGAGTTTGGTCTTGGTAGACCTTTTGTTTTAAGAGAAGACGGAATATATAAAATGTTTTACTCTATAAGAATAATTGATGAAGGGTATAAAATAGGGTATGCAGAGTCAAAGGATGGACTTATTTGGGAAAGGAAGGATGGTGAGGTAGGAATTGGTGTGTCATCTACAGGTTGGGATTCTGAGATGATATGTTTTCCATATATAATGGATTATAAAAATAAAAGATATATGTTTTATAATGGTAATGACTATGGTAAAACTGGTTTTGGAGCGGCTATATTAGAATGATAGAGATTAAAAAGTATTCTAGTAAAAGAAAAGAAGAATGGGATAATTTCATAAGAGGATCAAAAAATGGTGTTTTCTTTTTTCTTAGAGACTATGTTGAATATCATTCACATAGATTTACTGATAGCTCATTAATGTTTTACAAAGATGGAAAGTTAAGAGCAGTACTGCCTGCAAATATAAATGATGATGTGTTAATAAGTCATGGTGGTTTATCATTTGGTGGACTTATACTTGATACAAAAGCAACAATTATTTTAGTAATCTCTTTATTTGATGAATTAAGAAAGTTTGCTGCTAGTAATAGAATTAAAGAAATAATCTATAAGAGTGTCCCATATATTTATCATATCCATCCTGCTGATGAAGACTTATATGCAATGTACCTCCTAGGTGCTAAAATTATTAAGAGGAATCCCTCTACAGTTATTAGGATGAGGGATAAAATTAACTTCCAAACTTTACGTAAGAGATCCATTAAAAAAGCTATAAATAATAAATTAGTTGTAGATATAAGTAGTGATTATAACAGTTTTTGGGATATTTTAATAGATAACTTGAGGAGTAAGTATAATATAAGCCCAGTGCATTCTATAGAAGAAATTAAGTATCTTGTAACAAAATTTCCAGCAAATATAAAACTTTTTGTTTCCTCAAAAAATAAACAAATAATAGCAGGTGTGGTACTATATGAGAATAAATCTGTAGTTAGAGCACAATATATAGCAGCATCTCCACACGGTAAGAAAATTGGAGCTATAGATATTATCTTTGACTATTTAATTAAAAAATATTCAAGTATAGACTATTTTGATTTTGGTGTATCTACTGAAACTATTAAAGTAGACGGGAAGTATCTTTTAAATGAAGGGTTAGTTTTTCAGAAGGAAGGTTTTGGGGGCAGAACAGTTGTCTATGATACCTATAAAATTACTATATAAAAATAGGGAGTTTTATAGTAAGCTTTAATGATCTTTTTGACAACAGCTTCCAAGAGATGGAGAGACAATACCAGAATATGTTTCCAACAAATGTTTGAATGATTGCTGGGCTCCTAGTTTCTCTAAAGTAGGTCATCATATGCCAATCACAAAAAAGAAAATGGATAGTGTAATAAAGAGGAGGAAATGAAAAATTTAATTGTCTCTTTAGACACATACTCGTGGATACGGTACTGTTCTGCTACGATAATGAGAGATCCTAGTACATTTGAAGTTATTATTATACGTTATGATTCTGATAAACCAATTTACAACTGTCCTCAACTTTGTAGAAATGCAGTGTACGAACAAAGAAAATCTGATCTCTTCAGAATCGGTAAAGAATTAGGTATCAGAAGACTCTACAACTTAAACTATCCTGAAGACTTCGATATAGAAAAGTTAACTGTAGAATTACAACTAAGAGTTGGGTTAGGCTTCACACAAAGAATATATCATCAACATGATAAAATATTGAGTGATATATTTGATAAAATAAGACAGAAAACAAATATAGAGATATATTCTTATGGTAAAGGATATTTTGGGCATCAAAGAGAAGTTAGAATAAGAAACGTCTTGTCAGCAGATGAGGCAGCAGCCAAGATGAATCTACGAAAGCTTATGATAGGTATATCTGATACTAAAGAATTAGAATTTCCACTAATAGTAGAAAGATTTTTCACATAAATAATAGGTGATGGGGTGTAGGTACTATGTCAATAAATAACAAATTAGGGGATCCAAACCAAAATAGCTACGTTACAGCTACACAAGCAGATGCATACTTTGCTAACAGAAGAAATGCTGCTGAGTGGACTGCGTTATCAGTTACTGCTTCTAAAGAAGAAGTACTTATTCAGGCAGCTAATGATTTAGAAACATTTAACTATATAGGTGAAAAGTACTATGATTCTCAAGGATTACAGTTTCCTAGAGACGATCATGAAACGAAAACAGGTGATTGTGCTACTCCATTTACTATAAACTCATTTTTAAATTCTGGCTTATATAGTACTACATATGGGAAGATACCAGCTAACTATTGGAAAGATGGTACTTGTCATATTACAGCAGGGACTCCACTATATGATATAAGACAAATAAAGTCTTCATCTGCAACAAATGGTAAAATTACAGTAGTAGAAGATTTTACTGCTACGCCAAATGCAAATACAGACTTCATAATATTTGCTCCTATAGACAAAGAGATACGAGATGCTCAATGTGAGCAGGCACTATACATTCTTAAAAATGCTAATATAGAAACTCTACAAGACTACAAGTCAATGGGGGCAGACAACGTAAAAATAGGAGATACCAGTGTAAGTTTTAGGAAGGGCAGTAGTACCAAAACAGCTATATCACCAGTGTCTAGGAAATTACTTAGTCGATTTATGAAGAGGACTTTTACAGTGCTAAGGGCATAAGGGGTGAATTGTGGATGCCTTTTAAAAGTAAGAAACAAGAAATATGGATGAAGATCAATAAACCCAAGATGTGGCGTAAGTGGGTTAAGAAATATGGTCATTATAGATCTAAGAGACGCAGAAAGAAAAAGAAATAAGGAGATGAGAAATTATGTCTAACCGAAATGGTCGGGGACGTCTCAATCAAGGCAGAAACTGTGATGCTAAAGCTAGATCTGCAAGGATAGGCGGT